TATCAGTTACGCTTCCAACTTTACTGATAATATCTTTGCACAATTGCATTAACAACATACCAGTACCATTATAAGTTTTAGAATATTGTTCGCATGCTGGCAAGGCACAATGAACTAAATATGCATAATCTTCACTGGTAATTATTGTCCCTTCTGCAATATTTTGGAAATAATGCAATTTCAAAATAGCTGTTTGTTGCATATCATTTACCCGAATTTTTTCATTTCTATCTGCACTATTATACTTTGTGTCCTGTATGATCAGTGTTTTTATTCCATCTAACATAGCAATGCATCCAAATATGCTACTATTAATGCTATCATTATCCCGCACAATGTGAATTTTTTTAAGAATTGCTTTCGCAATTTTAGAATTAAGATTTACGTAATTGTCATTATTTCTTTCATTAATAATTCCCGAATTTTCTTCTTCCACTGCATTACCTTGCATACTTTGCTTTACGAATTGTGGTTCATTTTTGTTTAATTCAGCAAATGTACCATGAAAATTGCTGAGATCTGGGAGCGGGATATTTGGCGTATTACTTCCAGATCCTCTCGGAGTAATTTGTCTACTTTGTGCAAAAGCATTTTCTTTTTTATCAGACTCGAGATATGTTCTTCCTTCACTTCTAGGGTTTGTATGGGCGAATGATGGTGCGGCGAAAGGATTCATTTGTCTTGAATGTTGAAATATCAAATGTCTCGACAAGATGAACTTGTAAGAAAGTATGAATATTCTGAATTTGGTGGCTTGAGTTGTAACTGTTGATGATGGGGTTGTACGTATATAATACGAAAAATATATAAACATTCCAAGTGTTTTACTTTTCAATTTTTTGACTTAATACGCCTATTTTAAGCTCTCAATTTTCATTGCTAATATAAATACTAAGTAAACTTAGAAAATATGGGAGGTGGACTTATCCAATTAACAACATATACTGCCCAAGATATCTTCTTAACAGGAAACCCTCAAATTACATTTTTCAAATCAGTTTATCGCAAACATACTAATTTTGCAATAGAGACAGTAGAATTACCGTTTGAGGGCGCAAATTTGGCATTTGGAGAGACCCTAATATGCCGAGTTGATAAATTAGGCGATCTGATGTCACGCACAACACTAATTGTTAAAATACCAGAGGTGGCAATCCCTCGGCCTATAATAGTGCCAGATCCGCAACTTGATATTTTAAGTCTACGTATGCAAACTGCATATGCAAGTTATCAAACAATTCATAATTATGTTGGTTTGACTATGGCAGCATATAGAGCATCAGTTGGATTAATTCAATCATCAAATTCAGCAAGTAATGCAATTGTTACAGCTAAGATCGCATCAACCTTTAATACATTAGACCCATTACCTAATTCAACAATTCGTACAGCATTTGCTTCATTGTTAGAAAGAGATTGCGGAGTTTCGTCGGCTAGTCTAGTTTCGGCTCTATCTCTACTTTATCAATCTCAGCAAAATACGACAACATCAATGTTAGATAAATTTGAATTGGTTCGAACACAATTACAACTAATCGAAACAAAATATTGGAATAGCTATCAAAATGCTCTAAAAGCTTACAAAGCCGAAAGTGGAACAAGTATAGTTAATACTGCAAATTATGCTAAATTTGCATGGATTCGTAAGCTAGGTCATTTTATTATTGAATGGGTTGATATCATAATTGGTGGTAATAGAATAGATCGTCAATGGGGAGAATGGATTAATATTTGGCACGAATTAACAGCATCAGTTGATCAAGAAAAAGGATATAGAGATTTAATCGGAGATGTACCAGAATTAACTAATTTTGACACAACAGTAAAACCAGCATATACAATTGCTACACCAATACCATTTTGGTATTGTCAGGATAATGGTTTAGCATTACCATTAATATCTCTTAATTATTATGATGTTCAGCTTATGGTAAAATTTAGAAAAATGGAGGAACTTTGTTATACAAATATCCCAGGCGCCCTCGATCCATCAATTGTGCGTATTGTGGATGCAAGCATTTGGATGGATTATGTTTATTTAGATGCAACTGAAAGGCGCAGATTTGCACAATCTAGTCACGAATATTTAATTAGACAAGTTCAGAGAGAGGAATATTCAGATTTCCCAATTTCTCAAAATAACTTTGAAATGCATTTTTCAAATCCTGTAAAAGAAATAGTATGGCTTCATCAGCGAGATGATATGATATACAATAGCGATGATACATATGAACCCCAATGGGATAATTATACTCTTGATAGAAATGTAGCCCCATCTATCTCTCAAGAAACTATCTTAACCACCCAAATAACACAAAGTACAATTGATCTTCCATATGCTCTTATTCCAAATCGGGATAGTATATCAGTTTCTAATGCATTTCCAATATTTCCAACATCACAATTAACACCTTCTACTCCGCGTATGGCAATTAATACTACCCAACTTACACTCAATCAATTAAACCGTACAGAGGTAAGTGATCAGCGATTTTTTGAGAATTTAATGACATATCAGCACCATCGTTCGGGAGGAATCCCTGGTGTAAATGTATTAAGTTTTGCCGATCGCCCAGAAATAACTCAGCCAACCGGATCATGTAATATGGGTAGATTGGACAAATCAACATTGAACATTGTATTTAATTATGATTATTTATACAATTCTGCATCACCAATATCTGGTAAGGTGCGTATATATGCCCTAAGTTATAATGTTCTACGTTTTATGAGCGGAGTTTGTGGTCTGGCATTTATATATGGAATGTAATTTTTAGAAACTAAATAATTTATATAAATTTATATAAATTAACATTTTTGACAATAAATAAGTTTAAATTTATGTATGCAGCTTAGGAACATAAAGCTTTTTATAAGTACAAGCTAAAAATGGGTGGTGCATTACTCCAATTAGTGGCAACTGGCCACGCAGATGGTATTCTAATAGGTGATCCGCAAATAACCATGTATAAAACTGTATATCGCAGATACACAAATTTCGCGACAGAGGATGTTACCCGCCCTATGACTGGTTCTGGTGGATGGGGTTCAATATATGAATTTAAGGTAAATCGTGATGGAGATATGCTAGGAAATCAAACAATTGAGGTAGATATTGATCCGCTTGAAATGGCATGGAATCCATCAACAAATACTGAAATTAACAATCGTCTCAATGCATTAAATATTGATGGACGTCCAGCTACAACAGATAATATACAAACATGGTTAGATAATACACAACTTTTAATTTTAAATAATCAAGAACAGTATATCTCCATTGCCGATGGTCTAATAAATCTCGTTAAATTAGGATTACCTATGAGTCAGGATGAATCTCTTAAACAAATATTAGCAAACATAGAATCAAATGCTAATACAAATACAGTTATGGGTACTATATTGAAAGCTCTAACTACAGGTACATTATTGACATATTGGTCACCATCAATACCATATTCTTCTACACTCGATTTTGTGAATAGTTTAGGGCCTGCAAGAGAAACAACTCTTCGTCTAACAGATAGCCAAGAACTGAGAATTGCTCTAAATGAATACCTTAATGCAATGATTTTAATTAATCCAACAAGTGAACTAGCATTGCTCGATCTTGTAAATAATTTCACAAATCGATATTTTCAATTAGATGATGATTATGGCACTCGTACATTAACTGATATTTTAGGAGCAGCACTAGTTATACCAAGTGATTTTTGGGATCTTGATACTTTTAAAGCAATGCAATTTATTATAAATAATAGTAGTGCATCAGCAACTACAGTAACACCACAACTTATTAATTTAACTATTTCGCGTTTAACAAAAGAATTACCATTGATTTTCTATTATAATGCATCATTGCTAATGAATACTTTAACATCATTAAGTGAGGTATATGGAAATATTATATATTGGAAAAAGCCTGGTTCTAATTTTGTAGAGATACCAACAAATGCATCGGGTGATATGAATAATACTCCTGGAAATGCTTGGAAGAATTTTTCAAATGCAAATTTGAGAGCATTTCTATTATCAGATTATTATATGGTAAATGATATGAATTTGTCAAAGAATGTTAATTACGTTATTAATGGTGTAACACAAACAAGTAGTTTAGCAGATTCATCATCATATGCTCATATGATAAATGATACAATTACAACATATACATCAAATCAATCTGCTGCAGTAATATCTGGATTTAGTGATTTATTTGGAAATAGTTTTGATTCTCTCATTTTAGGATTCATTGATCCATGGATTTCGGGATCAGTCAACCATCCGTTAAGTATTCCAGCACTTGTATCTAAATTTGCACTATCAACAATATGTCCAAATGCAAATTATACAAGTACAGATGTTTTATATTTTGATGCAATCTTATTTTATATTTCCGAGCGTTTTTATAATATTGTAATTTCAGCGGCAAATATATCGTCAACACTAACAAATTTTGATAAATATGTACTAACATCTTATGCTGGCATTGTTCGGGATAGTTTAATAGCATTAATTGCATCATATTTATTCCCTATTGCATTTGATGTTCTTGCAAATACTGTAAATCAGGCAGCAACACCTTCAAGTAATCCAATAATAGTTTATACCTTTTTTAAGAATCAAAGAGTTGGTATTACAACAATTCGAAATTATTGGTTTAAATTCTTACAGGATATTACAGATTCACTTTCTGGATTTCAGCAGCAAGGAGCTGTCGCCCAATTAATAATTGATGTAACTTTTACATTTATAACTTTAGAAAGTACTTATATTTTACGAGTTCCGGTAACTGTCGCTCCAGTAAATTTAGCGGCATCACCAGTAACAAATCCTTCACCAAATCTTCAAGCTTCAACAAATATTGATAATTCAAATGGTACTATATATAATGCAGTACCCAATTATCCTCAAATGACATTTAGTGATAATGTCACAACTACTATAACAAATCCACCTAATATTTTTATAGTTGCTAATCCGCAATCAAGTACACTGCCCTATAAAAATCTTGACAATTTGGCTGTTTTTTGGAGTAATATTAATTTATTAAATTCTCGTAATTATTCTGATACTTATGCCAATGTTCTTCTTGACTACAAAGTAATAACTCAACAAGTAGGAAATTTCAGTGGTTCCTTAATGTATGAATTCATTGTTGGGAGTATAAATAATCCTTATGGCCTTAATATCCAATTTGGTGCAAAATTTGAAAATAATCCTGATCAATTACAAGCAGTATTAGCATCAGATCCTGCAGTAAGTAATATTAAGAATATTATTAGTTCCACAATTGGTTTTATGCAACAAGTATTAATAGTGATAGATGATGAGCTCAAAAAATATGCAAAGAATAAACCATTATTATCTCTTCTCACTTATTATCCAACATCATCGGCATCACTTGATACAATATCATCTATTTCTGCAAGTTATATCAATAGAATAAATACTAATATTTTACCATCATATCCTTTAGTGGACACAACAATTGTACCAAACTTTTTCGCATTTGTAAATTTAACATGTTATTCAATTGGTGAACTTTATAATCTAATAGTTGATAGTATATCACAACTTACACCTTCTTGGATTTTAGATCCACTTAGTGTATCTCATTTAACAAAATTCTTCAAAGCGATATCTCCTGCTACATTATCTGAAAATACACCAAGAGTACTAGCAACCACAAGAGATTATTTAATGTTTGTTCTAAATAACATTCCTGATGGTACAAGTTCAATTAAGCAGAATATACCATTATTAGATGATATCGGTAATACAATGACAATATTTGAAAATCGAGCTGATGATTTAGGTAAAACATATAATAATTTAACATTGCTAAGAGAAAGTGTTATATCAGCAATTAAAAATAATAATGGTATCGATTATGCCTGGATAAGGCGTTTAGGACATTATATGTTTGAATGGATCGAGATGACTATCGGAGGAGAAACATGGGATCGTCATACACCAGATTTCTTAGATATATGGTATGAATTAACAGGTAAAACTAATCAAAAAGTTGGATATGATTATTTGATTGGTAATAGACCTGAAACATGGACAATGAATACTACCACTAAGCTAAAATTGCATATATCATTGCCACTTATTTTTCCACATTGCCGGGAATCAGGATGGTTTTACCCATTAATTTCAACACAATATTCTCCAATGGTAATTAGATGTAAGATACGAGATTTTTCCAAATGCATTCAAGCTCCCGATGGAGCATATTCGATAGTTAGAGACCGTTTAGGAAGAGCAAGTCAAGGAATACCAGCAATAAGATTATCAATGCAGTCGCGATATGTCTATCTTGATATTGATGAGCGTAAATGGATGGCCGCTAATCGCCATGAATACTTGTATGAATATATTCAAGAACATGATACAGTTACAATTGATGCTAATACTTATGATTGGGGCGAGGGATACAAATTACGCACCTATTTTCATAATCCATGCAAGGCATTTGTAATACAGACAAGACTACGAAGTATGGAGCAAACAAACAAATGGACTAGTACTGGTTGGTATAAATGCACTTGTCAAAATACATTAGATACAATAACCAATACTGGATTAGTATTCAAAACCGATGGTTCTCTACAAGGAATACCTGTATCATCTATGGCAGTTAGCGATATATCATCAAATACTACAACATGTACATGCACTGGAGGCCTTGACAATGGTCTTATTATTAATTCTATGGCAATTGAGTTTAATGGCGTGACTCGTCAACAGGATACAGTTGGTGAGTATTATGCTTACGCGCAATCGATTAAAGGATGGAATTCATCTCCAAGAGACGGTATTTACACTTGGAATATCGGTCTCCAACCATATGCACCATATCCAACTGGAGTTGTGAATATGAGTCGTATCGATGATGCCACATTTGTGATAAAATTAAATCCAAGTATTAAAATATTAATGGATGCAGGCGATGCCGTAACAATTCGTATTTTTGCATTAGGGTATAATGTGATGCGATGTATGAGCGGAATGGCTGGACGTGTTTTTCAACACTAATTTATTAAAAAAAGTATAATATTTATAATATTATACTCGTTAGAGCGTTGTTGGTTAATATCATAGTGTTTTATAAAGACAAAGATGGGAGGTGGACTTATTCAACTTGTTTCATATGGTATCCAAGATATGATGCTAATTGGCGATCCGCAAATAACTCTGTTTAAAACTATATATCGTCGTCATACAAATTTTGCAATTGAACCTGTACCTCAGACATTTAATAAGGCAAATGTTGCAATGGGAGAAACAGTTCATTGTAAATTAAGCAGAACTGGGGATATGGTCTATCGTGTTTCATTAGTTGTTACATTACCACCAATTGCACAATTTATGAAAAATGGAGTTCTTGATCCAGTTACTAAATTTTCTTGGGCAAGGAGAATTGGATATGCCATGATCTCGAAAATATCTATTGAACTTGGTGGACAAGTCGTCGATAGTCAAACAGGAGAATGGATGAATATTTGGTCCGAATTAACTCTATCAGATGATAAAAATCATGCAACATTGATTGGAGACATTCCAGACTTAACTGATTGGAGTAATGGTAAAGATGCATATACCATCCATGTACCACTAAGTCTGTGGTTTTCTCGCCATAATATCCTTGCACTTCCTATTGTTGCATTACAATATAGCCAACCTCGTATTATTGTTGAATTTGCCGATGCAAGTAGTTGTTATACAGTTGGACCAGTCCATACATTAGATCTTCTTGATGATACGGTACAATATAAACCATATGAATATATTGAGCAAAATATTAATGGAAATATAGCCCGTGGCGTATTTGTTGATTTTAATCCACTAACTCGTGTTATGCGATATAATAGAATTTCTGATCAACCATTTACTGCATTAACATCTACCCCAGCCGATATTCGCACACGTCAAAGATATGCTATTATTGGGATAGATTCTGGATATTCTGCAGTACCACAAGATGGGACAAAGGAGAAAAGTATTAGAGGATATGCCGCAACTAATCCTGTATTTACAAATTGTAGACTTGATGTGGAATATGTTTATCTTGATTCAGAGGAAAGAGCTCGTATCAGTGAAACTGCAAGAGAATATTTAATTGAGCAAGTGCAATTGGCTGCATCTAAGAATGTACAAAGCAGTATTGCAAGTCTCAAGTTAGCTCTTAATCATCCAATCAAAACAATAATAGTTGTTGTAAGATTAAACTCGTCATCAAATGCAAATGATTGGTTTAATTATACAACATCACCTTATCGCGGATCTAATAAAGAATTGCTAGGAAATAATCCAATAGTAAATGCAGAATTATTATTTAATGGGCAAACTCGAACAGGTGTTAAACCTGGATTATATTATGATAAATTACAACCATATCATTACTTCAAAAGTTGTCCATCAACTGGAATTAATTTATATTCATTTGCTATATTTCCAGCCGAGGCATTTCCATCAGGATCGGCAAATACTACAGTTATTGATGATATTGAACTTAAATTATCACTCGATCCGTCAATTGGTATTGGCAATAATGCAAATATTAGCGTATATGGAATAGGATGGAATATTCTCCGCACAATGAATGGATTAGGTGGTATGTTATTTACTTAATTTAAATATTATTTTTTAGAATAATTCTAAAAAATACATTATGATATATCACAATAATCAACTTAACGAGTAAAGTTGAAAGGAGCAGTTGCCAAGTTAGCCTTTTGACGAATTGTCTGAGCGGGAGCGGTTGGTCCACCAACTACCTGGATTACCTGAGACACAGCAGCCATCTTGCGGAAAAGATCATAGTTAGCTACTTGAGCATCGGCTACCAGCTCATCATACTTCTTCTTCTTATTAGCTACATCCAAAAGAGTCCAAGCCTGAGGAGTATGATCTCCAGCCTCATTCGCAAGCTTCTTGGAAAACAGATACTCGCTCAACTGAGGAACACGGCGACTGGCAATTTCCTCAACTGTCTTAAGATCTTTCTCAATTCCAGCAACAGTTTCTGCACCCAGCTTCTTGTTTACAGGTGCAGATTTAAGAATCGCGTTCCAACTTTCGCGAGTGAACAGTGCCTGGGGAATAGAGGATGCAGGAGCCCCACCAGTTTGGCCGCGGCGACCACCTCTCATCTGGAATCCATTATAGATATCAAGGCGAGGAGGGTGGGGAGAAATTACAGTTCCAGTAAAGGCAGAGGGTAGAGCAGAAACTCCTTGCATCGATACCATGTTAGCAACTCCATAAAGAGCATTTGCCTGAATTCTATAAGGATTATTACGTCCATTATATTTCGGGATACCGAGTTGTTGCAGATACTCAGATGTTTCGCGTCCAACTAGTGGATTCTCAAGGCCCATATTCTGGGTAAGGGAGCTAGGATGTCTAACTGTGCATGCATTCACATCCCTGAGATATGTGCGGATGTTCTCCCGATTAACCTGGACAAAGAGTGCAGGGTTTTCAGTTTTAATGCGTCCCAGCCAATCCTCTACAGTCTCATATGCAGCAATTTGGCGATTAGCCACAATAGGTCCATTAACCTTACTGAATCCCAGATTTTCTAAAATTACGACAGCAATTTCTGGATGCATTTTAGCTACACTGGCGCGAGCAGACTTGAATAGCGGATTATCAAGGAGACTGGTAAGACCAGTTGCCATAGCAGTCACATCTCCCTTTCTGCTTAGCTTATCAACAATAAAATCAGAACAGGCCCGGGCATCATTTTCATCAAGTCCGAGAACACTGCAATAACTCTTAGTCTCAGCGATTTGGGCATTTGCATCATAGACGACTGGGATACCTCCATCGATCTGCTTCTTCCATTTGAAATCAGTATCTCTGTAAATAACACCTTGGGTATCTAAGACCTGTACATCTGCACTAATTTGATAGTTTTCATCAATTGCTGCCATAGCCTTTTTCTCCATGGCAAGTTGATGATCCCATTGAATGGGATATACTTTTTTGATATCGCTATCAAATCTAATAACATTTAATGCACTCCCTTTAAGAGATAGTTGTCTGATTAAAAGTTCTCCGTCTGCATCAACAACATCGGTCTCCAGATCACCAGGGGCTGCATTGTAAGCAGCAAGATAGATGTATTTGAGAATCAACTTATGACCTGGGAAAGGATCATGAACATCAATGATCTTAGCACTAAAACTCTCACGGATATCATCCTTATCCAGCATTTTAAATACTTTAGTTCCATTAACATTATTAGATGGAGCAATCTGTAGTTCGAGGCGCTTGTATCCTCCAGATACAGATGTAATAGGGTAAATAATTCCAGTAAATTGGGTAGTCGGATCGCAATCAAGTGCAGGGAGATCGCAGAATGATTCAGAGAATAGAGATCTTCCGAGATGAGTAGTAAAGTTCAGACGATAATTCGGATACTGGCTGGCATCGATCTTAGTTGTAAACGGTACTGATTCTGATTTCCATACACCAGTCGCAGGATCTCTGGCGCGCAGAGAAAGATATTTCTCGAAAAAGTCAGTAACTTCGACACGAACTGCATTCTTATCAGAACAAGCAGCATGCAGCTTCAAATAAAGATTTTGTGCTACAGGAGATTGTGCAAGAGATGTATGGTTCTTATTTCCAATAACTCTGTTAAGTTCAGCACGTAGAACAGATTTGAGTTTAGCCTTTAGTTTATCAATACCGCTGAAAATAGCAACATGCAAATCCACAAGGTCTCCTTTAGTTGCAGGGAAAGTTGTATTAATTTTAGGATACCTCATTTTGCTATCTTGATAGATGTTATCAAATTCGATTGCTAATGTGCTATTTGCTACAAGTGCTAAACCCTTAACCACACTCTCAGCTTTAGCATCATTTTTTACGACCCTTTCAACTAATTCCTGAATACCTCCCGGAACTCCTCCATAAACTCCTTTTTGCATGAGATTCGTATTATTTACAATCCATGTCATAAACTCCGGAGTATGGGTGAGTTTCCCCCCGCCATCTTTTGTCATTAATTGCCCAAATGCATCACTTGCAGTTACCTCCCTGTATCGCAGAAACATATACTTCGCGAATGTTGCAACCATCTTGCGCACGTAGCGGACATCCGGAGTTACCTCCATAATAATTGCAGCGAGCAATCTATCATCATCGCTCGCATCTTCTCTTTGCAGCACCGAGAGATCGAAATTAACGTTATCAGATTTAACTCCTTTTAGCAGATCACCCCGAAATTCTAATCCAGCATCGATCTGGGCATCAAGGCCATCATAAAGATTAGCAAGATGAATTCCCATATTATTGCTGCTATTCGTAACAGATTGGTCAATTGAACTATGATAACGACCAACATCTACAAGAAATTCTACGAGTTCATGCGAAATATCATTATCCTGAACACCACGAATATTAGCCCCAACAGCTTTAGATTTTTCAGTCATGGAACCTCGGGTAAAGTTAGCATATAGTCCATTTGCATCAGTTACAGGAGATAGATTAGATGATCCTGGCACACAGCGGCCCATGGCTACTCTTCGCCAAAATCCTCCGCGCTGATCATCAAAGCGAGCGCTAAAGAAATGGTTTTCAGTAAGTAGCTCTTGTCCAGACATTGGTATCTAGCTATAATTCAGGAAAAAAAAGCTCCAAACAAAACCTATATCTAAGTATATGCAGTCGCATTGTATCATTTACGCAGTAATTGCAGTAATTGCTCTATATGTATGCCATCGCTACCTATACCTCGAAACACCCCCAACTAAACAGGAAAAACGGCCAAATATCGTAGCATACTATGCCAGTTGGTGTGGTGCAAGTCGTGCTTTCCTACCAGTTTGGGCAGAGGTATGTGATCGTATTGCTAATGAAAACTTGCAAATTGATGTAAACTCTCTTAATTGCGATGGAAAAGATAATCCAAATGCCGTCAAAGTAGATGTTCCAAATTCTGTTACTGTCGAACCTGCAACTTGTAGTGCATATGGCGTTACTGGGTATCCTACTATCATTCTTTACAATGGTAGGACGTCTGAGGTACAGTTTGAGGGCTCGCGCACGGCCGACAAAATCATTGAATTTATTAAAACAAATTGCTAATAATTTAGTAATTCTTATTAGCTGAAATCTTAAATAAATCATTACTAACCGTCTCAAGTTTTTCACGATACTCGAGATGTTTTAACATATTCGCAGGAACACCCCCAATTCCAAACATTGCTCCATACCATGCGCTAGCTATACATGCAGTTGAATCAGAATCCCCAGAATGCAGAGCAGATAGATATAGGAGTTTTTCCCAGCCACATCCCGATTGAATGGTTCTAATTAGAGAATCAAAAGCTATAATAACTGAATCATGTCCACCTCTGCCAACAAATCCAATATTTCCACTTCTAAAGCCAAGATGATCTCGAAACCATTTTATACGAGTTACGGGATCAGAACCAATTCTATTCTCATATTGTTCGGCTCTTGTAAATTTTGCATCCCATTCTTCCCACGCATTCCACCATAATCCGGAGTCTCTCTCATATTCTTTCAAACCATCTGTTTTTGCAAGATATTTGTACAATAATGATTTTTCACCAGAACCTTTTAATAGATAATGCATCTCACTTGGCCAAGTATTTACTGGTCTGCCCTCGATGGCAAATGCAGTAAATAATGCTGCACAAATTCCACCCAAATAACCAACTGGATGATTATGAGTAACTCTGCTAGCCTCTAGTGCAGTATAAATAAGAATATCTCTTTGTTTTTCTGACCAATATGCCAAACCAATTGGGATTGTACGGATTGCCGCACCATTACCCGCCCCTGCAATTTCATTTAATCGAACTGGATGATTATCCCTCCATGTTTCTCCCGCCTTATATTGTTTTAACACTTTTAATGTTGTTTCTCCAATGTCACGTACAACAAGTTCATTCAAAAACAAAACATATGATTCAGAAATTACATCACAAAATAAATCAGAGTCGTATGTATATTGAATTTTGTCACCTTTTACTCTCTTGTCTGTAATTTTATGGTAACCGACAAGAGAAAGACCTGTCGCATAATTTAAAATAGTATCGTCAGAAACTTTCCAACCTGTTAAATCTATATTATTTACTCCACCTAATTCTAAGAATTCATATATACGATCTCTTGTTTTATTAGGATCATATTGTGTTTTTCGATATTCCTCTAAATTCTCGCCAGTAATTCCTTCTGGTGGTAGATTGAACTCCCATCTAGCATTTCTATACCCGATGGTATCTCCAAGTGCATGCAGTAACATTGATGCAGTTATGCGATCTTTTAGCACCTTTATATCAACATTTGCCTTAAATTTAGTTTTTGTATGATGTCCAACTAGAGTTTTTGCGCTAACTAGATCAGTCGATGTCATGTTAATAAATGGATATATTTGATATTTTAAATATCAAAAATGGCTTAATATCACAATACTTTAATATTACAGTTATCAAAATGAGCGGAGAAAATAGACAAAGAAATACACAATCGTCAAACAATGTATTTGGGCAAAATCGTCAACAATATCGTGCTGAATCCAGAGCAACAACTCATGTAGATCTATATAAAGTTTTAGGATTGGATAATAAATGTACAATTGATGATATCGAAATGGCATACAGTCGAATGGTCAAGCAGTACCATCCTGATAAGGTAAGAGTACGCCACATGGCAATGGTTAATGAAATGGATAAGAAAATTTCAATTACTGATATTCAGCGCGGTGAATTAGATAATGCTTTAATGCGCAAGATGGATGAATCTAGAGAAACTTACAATTTGATCAATACTGCCTACCAGCGTCTAACAAATGATAGAGTAGGATATGATTCTGAACATACTCAGTTTGTGGCAAATACCGAGGATGATTATTCGTCAATGCGTGGTAGCGCAAAGGCATTTATGGACTCACAAGGAACAATTGCGAGTGATCGCGATCAAGCTACTTTTAGGACGCAGTGGGATAGTATGAATCGCCGTCACAATTATAATCCAGAAATTGCAGCAGTTGCATTAAAAGAACATGAAACTAAGGACCGCCTCAGTGATCTTATGCGCCAGCGAGGACAGATGGATACTGAAACTCTCCCTGAGAAAATTTTTGATCCTAAAAATAATCTTGGACAATTCAATGCTGCGTTTGAGCGTAATTATGCTAGACAAGATGTTTCCGGAGAGATTCAGCCATATGATGGTATTAATCTAAATGGAGTTGGGGGTAATGAATCTGGTGGAATGTTTGGTGAAATTGAAAAAGTAGATAATTTATATGCAGATGAGGCTGGAGGCGCATTTGCATCAGTTAAAATGCACGCTCCTGTATTATTTACTCGTAAAGATTTAATTGGTATTGAGAATTCAAATAATACACATGGGCATAATAATAAATCTGAATCGGATCGTATTGAAATGAAGCGGCGTTTAGAGGAACATCAGCAATTTAGCCAACAGTTAGATAATCGCAATTTATCAGATTTTTCAACTGATGTACCTAATGGAGTTTTGGCTGGTCTTGAGGCATTAAGTGTCCAACCTAGATCTGTCGAACACTTAGAATTTGCGGCACGCCCTGAACAGATTGCCAGATATCGTGATCTAATTGCTCTAAATCAGCGTGCAGAGCAACGAAAGGCATTGAATAGTCAACAAAGACCCCCAGCATCAGCTAATTATAATTCTTCCCCTAATCATGCACAACAACCAGCTCGTAGTAACTCTGGTAATTTACAACATCCTGCAGTTGTAGTTCCTCCTCCTAGTATTCAAGATCGCCCTCGTGCGACTCGTGGTTAAATAAACACTAAATTTTTAATATGATTAAAAAGATATAAAATATCTTTTTGAATAACTTTATATACTCATAAAATAACTTACCATTTGATGATAGTCCTGGCCTCCCGGATAACTACCTTTTGCCGGCATGCATAATAGCTCTCCATGGATCCATCTTGAGTTCCTTAATCGTCTCATTCTTATTTTCTTCAAACAATATCTACCAAATCTTGTTAAGGTTTTGTAATAATTACATACTTGCTCATATGTGTATTGTTTACCATAAATATACCATACTTTGTCACCATCTGTATATTCAATGGCAGGCAATGCAGCAAGACGATGTCTTTTTCCTTCCGAATACCAACATTTACTTCCATTTACATTTTCAATGGCGGGTAAATCAATTGTCTCGATGCAATTTATTATTTATATACCATATTTTATCACCATTTGCATTATACAATAGTTCATTAGTTCTGCTTGTCATTTTTTAGGTTGATAAGATATAGAGAGTGTACTTTTCGAGACATACTTACTTATATTAACTTATTACAGTTTAACCAAGCATTTCGAAATTCAATTTTTCATACTCATAAAATAACTTACCATTTTATGATAATCTTGGCATCTTGAAAGTTTCATTTAATATAAACAACATTTAGCAAATTCTAAATGATTTGATATTAATAATATACTTAGATGTATGTATTTATCATTTTTCTATTATATTATTCTTTTTCAGAAATTCTATTTTTAAAATTATTTTTAATAATGTTATAGTTTTTGTTTTAAATATTTTGAATAAAATGTTCAATGGTGCTACGGTAACCAGTATCAATTAAGATTTGTTTAATTTCTTTTGACATTTTAAAATCAAAATTATTAATAAAAGGTAAATGGATGAATACTGTTTTTTCTGGATAAGAGTTTTCTGATTTAGATGTATTTGACATCATCATTATAAACATTTGAGCAACATAATCCTCTAAATTTTTAATCTCAATTGAATTATTCAAAACTCTTAAAAAGACTCCTAATGTTTTATTTGAATTGAAAATATTTATGGGAAAATTATCAATACATGCTCCATCGACATACATTAATCCATTATGCATCATTGGTGCAAATAAACCAGGGATTGATGTTGTGATTCTTATAGCTTTCCACAGCGGAATATCTGGAAATGTTGTTCTATTAAATAATGTTAATCTGCAATTATTTACACAACTCGCAAGAACATGAATGGAATGTCCAGTTAATTTATGTACTTGAGATAATGTAATATCCGGATTACATTTAACTCTTATTAATTCTCGAATAAGATTTACAAAACGATCTCCTTTATCTACTCCAAAAATATCAAATATTTGACTTGGGGATATTTCTTGCATTGTTGAAAAATCTAAATCCATTATTTTATTATACAAATCCTTGTATGAATAACCAATTGCTAATAAACTCGCAATTAATCCTCCAATCGAAACACCAACGAAACGTTTAATACCTTTAAGATAACCTAATTCGTCTAATGCTTTAACTGCTCCTAAATGCGCTGTGCCTTTAGTGGATCCGCCACTTAATACAAGTGTTTTTGGTGGCTGAGATATTTTGCGATCTGGTATTAACATTAATAATTTTATTAATGAGTCTGGTATTGTAATCGAAATATCATATTGAGGTTGTAAAGATTTTCTTGTCCACATGTTTACTTAGTTATCTCCTCCAAAATCTTACTATGAATCTAGACTAACTACGTTTAATAAGAATACCAACTAGAGTCAATAAGACCAACCCTCCAATAATAATGAATGCGTCGCGACTATCCAACCACCAAAATATTCCATTTGGTTGTAAATACATCTGCTGATAACATGAGCATTCGTGGGGAATCATTGGTGATTCGTTGTGGAGAAAATGATTTGGGTGTTCGAGTCTTGAGTGACTATGACTCCTTCTTCTTTGTTGAATAGAGTAATCTGATTCTGGCAATACAATAGAAGGGGGGGTTCTGCGAGATTTTCGAGTATTGTGCATTTGTCTTGATACTGGAGTTGCTTTCTGACTAAATGTATCACTTTCATTAAGAGAACTATTTGGACAAATACTTCCTCTTCCAAATCCAACTGGCCCAGATACAATTCCCTCATTATCCACGGGACGGTTTAATTCGGGGCGCAAACCTCCATATACTGCATAAGTTGCAGGATATTCATCCTCTGTCTCTGTTTGTGGCCATGCTTCATCAATTGGGGCATAACTCATGCTTATTTGATTTCAAATGCGAAATAATTATTATTGTCAATGTAACCGTGATTTTGTGGAAAATTATGTGCGAATAACTATATATGTCCGAAATCTCAATATCATCTATCTTATCAGGGGTATTTTGGCTCCTCTTTGTACTTTATATGACTAAAATAGTACCAAATCCATCAAAAAAGATAATGGCCATATTTCGATCTCCTATTGTACAATTTTTAATTATGTTGATAGTAACTTATAAGGAATGTTCTAATTTTGCAATTTCTGTATTGATTTCTTTCGCAGTTCTCTTAATTATTAGAACAATTCCAACAGATAACAAATGAATCAAAATTTATGATATATAGAAATGCATGTTAATAGCCAACTATCTTTTCCCACACAACTATAATTATGACAACTCAGCCCAATAATGAGAAAAAATCGAGTAAAGCACTTGATGGATTCAGCGAAAGCGGAGATATGTATTGGAATATGATCCAAAATGGTGGGAAAATGTTACAACATCCTAATCAGGATGCATTTGCCAAAGAAATGGAAACATTGGAAGAGGGTAGTGAAAGTGACCAGGGAACCGGTATTTTATCAGCAGAAGTTGCACCTGTTATGGATGGTGGGGCAGCTATTGGTCAGATGGCATCTGCAGGCAGTTCGACAGGTTCATCTGGTAATAGTTCTAGTTCTGGTGATTCTGATGAGGATAGTGCAGTAGAAAATCCTGTTCTTGCATCTCTAACTAGGCCACAAGCAGCAAAACCAACTGGTCAAACAACTGGTACTGGAGGTAATCATGGCAACTATAAGTCGACTGGGCAGTCTACTGGAAGAAGAGATGATAATGGGCATCATCAAAAACAAAATAATCATTATGAGGATAATGAGAATAATGGCACACAAAGATCAAGGACATCTCAAGAAATTAAGATGGCTAAATTTGCCATTCTTGCCAAACTAAATGATCTCCAAAATCGCGGAGTTACACTATCTCAAGAGTATAACATGAATAGCGATTTGGAAACTATGGAGAGAGAATATAATATCCATTTTTCTATTCGTAATAAACAAGTTATTGTAGGAATGTACGATCAAGGATTTACTGGCGGTATTAATATTATTGAATTTGCAAATCACAATTATGACCCATTTGGATTTAAACTGGATGGTGTTTCCAAGGCAGTTAATGCAGAGAGAGATGAATATCGTGATATTTGGGGAGATTTCTATGAGATGTATCATAAAGATGATAAGATGATTCATCCGGTAGTCCGTCTAGGATTTGCATTAAGCAATACTCTTAGCTCGCATCATATTAATAATTCTCGTACCGAAAGTGCTGAAGCCGAAAAGGCGCGCATTAATAAACAAATTAGTGACCAAGTTAAATTACAGATGGCTGCAATGAATCTTAATAACTCACAACAAAAGATTGCTGGAAATCCAGGACGCCCATCATATGATGATCTGCTCAAAGAAAATGCGGAACTTGGAAAACGAGTTGCATCTCTCAGTAATAGTTCAAATAAGATTCTTGAAAAATTATCATTATATGATCGTCAAAATACTGCAGCCAATCAACCTATTAATCCGCCAACTGCAACTCCCCCTCCCAAAAATAATCACTTAGATGCAAATTTCTCTAGATTTACTGCACCAACTGCCGATTCTCGCAGATTAGATAATTTCTTAGCCAATGCATCTCTCGACGAAACAAGAAATCGTCATAGTTCTATCATGCGGGAACAGGATAAGATTATCGGAAATAGTTCTGGTAGACATAATAAACGCCGTGAAAGTACAGAGGAACAATCCGAAACTGAAGAAACTGTAACTGATTCACCTGAACCTGAGGAGGAGAGACGCAGTACCCGCAGCAAGCACAATAAGAGGGTAAGTAGCTCTGAATCTGATACTAGCAGCAGTACTAGTAGTAGTGCTCGTAATAAATCTGCTAGATCGTCAAATACTGGTAATTCTCGTGGCTCAAAGGGTAGAAAAAGGACCGCAAAAATTGATACCGAACAGATTCGCTAAAATGTCTTTAAATCTAGTATTAAATACCCAAATCGATATAAGAGTTTTGTCTTGTTTATTCATTAACACGACAAATAACAATATGAGTTCACGAAAACCAGCTCCCAGAGGAAAGGCTAAAGTGAGCACTAATAAAAAATCTGAGAGTAAAAGTTCTAAAAGGCGTCAAGTATCAGAATCTGACTCTGAGTCATTATCAGATAGCGAATCAGATAATGATAGTCTAAGAGAAACACTTGTTATGGAAGTTCCAATTTCTGAAAAGAAAATTAAACAATTATTAAAGGGCAGAGAAGCTAGTAATAATAATAATTTAAAACCAATTCCAAAAGCAGAAACTCGCGATGTTGATCAAGTATGTCCTAATTGTCCTAAATATCAAAAGAATATTAGGGAAATGAAAAAACGCTTGAAGGGTGCATCAATTGATGACGAACCAGATAGAATTGCCCTCACAATTCCAGCAATTGATAAAACTGGTAAAACTATTAGATTTCGCAATATGCCGGGAAGAGTATGTGATTGGTGCACTGAGGGTTTTGAATGGGAGCCTACCATGTTACCACAATGTATGGTAGGTGATGTTGTTCGAATGACAGACTATTTCTGTTCTGCTGAATGTTCTGCGGCATATAATTTATACTTTTTGAATGATAAAGATATTTGGAAGAGAAAAACTTTAATTGATAGAATGGAAACTATTCGTAGAGGACAGCCTACTATTGTGAAACCGGCCAGTTCACCACGATTAATGAAGAAATTTGGAGGTAATTATACAGTTTCTGAGTACAGAAAGCTAAATGGAACCGGTAAACGTAGTTATCGTCCTTTACCATCAAGTGTTATTCCTATTGTAACTGTATTGGAATCTGATCAATTTGGACTAACGCGAAATGATGAGGCATTAGTGTTAAAGCGAGAAACTCCACTTAATAATCAATCCTCGTTAGAACGCAGTATGAAATTACGAGTCAATAAGAATAATGCACCAGATAGTGATGATGAAGAAGTTTAATTGAGATATTTTATTTATAAATTATATAATCTTATATTTGATTCTATTATTAATTATAAATAACACTTTTAGTAATGATGTGTATTAAATAAACTGGATGTGTTATTAGATGAAAGGTCCTTATATTTCTCGCAGGTGATAGTCTAGGAGAGTAAATCTTAGTACTTATTGTATTAATGACGAGATGCTCTTGCAATTATGTTTCTTGAGATATTTTCAGCTAATACTGCCATATCATTATTAATTTGGCGAATATCGGCAATGAATATTCTTAAACCTTCAATATTATTATTTCTAGTAAGTTCGACAACTTTATTATAGAATCTTCTTGCCATAATTTCAGGATTAAGTGAGTTATTATATTCAAGTTCAGTAATGCCTGTCATTTCTTTGTTTATTAATACTATAAAAACTTGTAATTACTATTATAAATTAACAATCAATTTTTTCACATACTCATAAAATAACTTACCATTTTATGATAATCCTGACCACCAGGATAACTACCTTTTACTGGCATGTACAATAACTCGCCATGAATCCATTTAAGACGTTTTAGGTGTCTCATTCTAATCTTCAAACAATATCTACCAAATCTTGTTAAGGTTTTGTAATAATTAATTATTCGCTTATATGTATAATGTTTATCATAAAGCCACTATTCTTTATAACCATGTATATCTTCAATTGCAGGCAAACCACCAAGTCGATGACATAATCCATTTACATGCCAACATTTATCTCCATTTATACATTCAACGGTAGGTAAACCACTATTTCGATGAAATTTTCCATTATTAAACCATTGTTTTTCGCCATTCGCAAATACAACAGCAGGTAAATCATTATCGCGATGCTGTTTTCCATTCACATACTATTCTTTATGCCCATCGGCAAATTCAGAAGCAGGTAAACCATTATTTCGATGCAGTTTTTTATCAATAACCAAAGCTTTATTTCCATTACCGTATTTAATGCTTGGTAAGTCATTTATGCGATATTGTTCTCCATTTACAAACCAACCTTTATTTTCACGCTCTACTGCAGGCAAATCATTATCATGCTGTATTTGTCCACCTGCATTATGCCAGTATTTTGTACCAGCGTCGTTAATAGTTGTATAAGCCATTATTTTTGATTTATTAATATTATTTATATTAATGATTAACTATCAATTTTTTACATACTCATAAAATAACTTACCATTTTATGATAATCTTTACCACCAGGATAACTACCTTTTGGAGGCATACATAATAGTTCTCCATGAATCAACTTTACTCTTTTTAATCTTTTCATTCTAATCTTCTTCAAACAATATCTACCAAATATTGTTAATATTTTGTAGTAATTAATTACTTGTTCATATGAATACTGTTTTCCATAAATCCACCATTGTTTATTTCCATTTACACATTCTATTGCAGGTAAACCATTGACACGATGGCAAATATCATTTACAAGCCATGCTTTATTACCATTTGCACATTCAATAGCAGGTAAATCATTGCCACGATTGTGCAATCCATTTACATACCATTCTTTACCGCCATCTGCATATTCTACAGCAGGCAAATCGTTTTTGCGATGATATTCTCCATTTACATACCAATATTTACTTCCATCTGCTCTTTCAATAGCAGGTAAATCATTATCTCGATGTAATTGATCATTTACATAATATTCTTTATCACCTTCTGCAGTTATTATAGCAGGTAAATCATTATCGCGATGCACTTTTCCATTAATGTACCAAATTTTAGTGCCATTTGTGCGTTCTGTAGCTGATAAATCATTATCACGATGCACTTTTTCATTAATGTACAAAATTTTAGTGCCATTTCCATATTCAATTGCTAGTAAACCATTATCTCCATGAGGCTTTCCATTTACATACCATTCTTTATCTCCAATTGCATGCTCTATTGCAGGTAAATCATCATCCCTGTGCAATTTTCCATTTGCATTAAACCAGTATTTCGTATTTGTGCCACTAATCTTCATATAAGCCATGTTGCTGAGAACTGCGAATTGTACTTAATTGAACATACTGAAACTTATTAATTATACAATAATTCAAGCAATATAATAATCAATTTTTTTACATACTCATAAAATAACTTACTATCTGATGATAATCTTTGCCACCTGGATAACTGCCTTTTGGAGGCATACATAATAATTCTCCATGAATCCATCTAAGACGTCTTAGTTTTCTCATTCTGATCTTCTTCAAACAGTATCTACCAAATCCTTTTAAAATTCTGTAATAATTAAGTACTTGGTCATAACTGTATCTTTTATCATAAATATACCATTCTTTATTTCTATCTGCATATTCAATCGCAGGTAAACCACCGAGTCGATGACGTAATCCATTTACATACCATTGTTTATTACCATATGCTCTTTCAATAGCCGGTAAACCATTATCTCTGTGCAGTTCTCCATTTACATACCATTTTTTTTCACCATTTGCACGTTCGATAGCAGGTAAATCATTATCTCTATGTAGTACTCCATTTACATACCATTCTTTAGTTCCAGATGCACGTTCGATAGCAGGTAAATCATTATCTCTATGTAGTACTCCATTTACATACCATTCTTTAGTTCCAGATGCATATTCAATGGCAGGTAAATCATTATCTCTGTGTAGCTTATTATTGACATACCATTCTTTATCGCCATGAGCTTTTTCAATAGCTGGTAAACCATTATCTCGATGATGTTTTCCATTTACATACCATTCTTTGGTTCCAGATGCATATTCAATGGCAGGTAAATCATTATCTCGGTGATGTTTCCCATTTATATACCATTGTTTATTACCATTTACTTTTTCTATTGCTGGTAAATCATTGTCCCGATGGAGTTTTCCATATTCATTTTTCCATGTATTATTACCTTTTTTATCAGTCGTGCACATCATAACTTGTTTCAAATATTATAGTTATACTAATAACCATAACTATATAATGAAATATTTAACATATCAATTTTTTACATATTCATAAAATAACTTACCATCTGATGATAATCCTTTTGCCACCTGAATAACTGCATTTAGGGGACATACATAATAGTTCTCTATGAATCCATCTAAGTCTCCTTAATTGATTCATTCGGATCTTCCTCAAACATTATTTACCAAATCTTGCTAAGATTTCATAATAACTAATTACTTGATTGTATGTGTATTGTTTTCCATAAATCCACCATTGTTTATAACTATTACCACATTTAACAGCAGGTATAAACCATCAAGCCGATAATGTAATCTATTTACATACCAACATTTATCCCCATTTGGAGATTCAATTGCTGGTAAATCATTATATCTATGTAGATATCTGTGTCCATTTACAAACCAATATTTATTACCATTTGCATATTCAATAGCAGGTAAATCATTATCTCTTTGTTGATGTCCATTTTTATGATTATGCTATCTTTTATTTCCATGAATATCAATTTGCATTGTCATTTCGCTATTGATGGCTTTAATAAAAAATGTACTTGAATGTACTATTAACTTAATCTTACTTATAATTAAACTAAGCAATATAACAATCAATTTTTACATACTCATAAAATAATTTACCATATTAAGGTAATCCTGTCCACCGAGATAACTACCTTTTGGCGGCATACACAACAGTTCTCCATGAATCCATCTTAGATGCCTTAGTCTATTCATTCTGATTTTCCTAAGACAATACCTACCAAAATTTTTTAGAATTTTGTAATAATTACATACTTGCTCATATGTGTATTCATTATCATAAATATTCCAACGTTTACCTTTCCCATGCCACTCTATGGTAGGCAAACCTCCGAGACGATGGAGATATCCATTTACATACCAATATTTATTACCACTTGTTCTTTCGATAGAAGGTAGATCATTATCTCTATGTAATAATCCATTTACATACCAATATTTATCACCATCTGCATATTCAATCGCGGGCAAATCATTATCGCGATGCAATTTTCCATTTACATACCAATTTCTACTCCCACTTGCATATTCGATTGCTGGTAAATCATTATCTCGGTGTAGTTTTCCATTTACATACCATTCCTTATCACCATTTGCATTTTCAATAGCAGGTAAATCATTATCACGATGTAGTTTTCCATTTACATACCATTTTCTATCTCGATTACTCTTTCCATTTACACAGCTATATCCATCATAATTTACACGATCAATAGCGGGTAAATTATTATCGCGATGTAATAATCCATTTACATACCAACATTTACCACCATTTGCATATTCAATAGCGGGTAAATTATTATCACGATGTAGTTGTCCTTTTACATTGCACCATCTCTTAGTTCTAAAAAAATCAATTTGCATTGTCATTTCGCTATTGATGGATTTAAATGTATTTTCCAGTGTACTATTAACTTATTATTAATATAGTTATTTAAGGAATATAATAATCAATTTTTATCCAAACTCATAAAATAACTTACCATCTTATGATAATCTTGGCCACCTGGATAGCTGCCTTTTGGAGGCATGCATAATAGTTCCCCATGGATCCATCTTACTCTTCTTAATCGCCTCATTCTGATTTTCCAAAGACAATATCTACCAAATTTCGCTAAGATATTGTAATGATTAATTACTTCATCATATGTATATCGTTTTCCATTTATGAACCATAATTTACAACCATATGCATATTCAATGGCATGTAAGCCGCATGGTCTATGTATTTTTCCATCAGCATACCAATATTTATCACCATTCGAACATTCAATTGCAGGTAAATCATTATCACGGTGTAGTTTTCCATTTACACACCATGCTTTGATTCCATCTGCATTTTCAATTGCTGGTAAATTATTTTCACGATGTAATTTTTCATTTACATACCATTCCTTATCACCATTTGCATTTTCGATAGCAGGTAGATCATTATCGCGATGTAATTTTCCATTTGCATTGTACCATTTCTTATTTCCTCGCGCGTCAGTTTTCATTGCCATTGTGATGTGAATAAAGAGTATATTACAATGTGCTTATTATAACTTGCTATTATGTATGGTTATATCTGAAACAATATAAAAATCAATTTTTTACATACTCATAAAATAACTTACCATCTTATGATAATCCTGGCCACCCGAATAACTACCTTTTGCCGGCATACATAATAGTTCCCCATGGATCCATCTAAGTCTTCTTAATCGCCTCATTCTAATCTTTCTAAGACAATGTCTACCAAATCCTTTTAAGATTTTGTAATAATTATATACTTGTCCATAAGTGTAGCGTTTGTGATAGATGTACCAAAATCTACTCCCATCACGATATTCAACTGCATGCAATCCGCCAAGACGATGACATTTTCCATCAACAAACCACATTTTATAACCATCAGCAACTTTCGCGGGTAAATCATTATCTCGATGTAGTTTACCATTTTTATAATATTTTTTTGAATTAATTCCAATTATAACAGATAATGCATTATCACAATTATGTAGCTCTTTGTTCATTTTTATCACAAATACTTGTTTGTTTTTTCATGATATATTATCCTAATTGCAATAATATATTTAATCAACATGATTGAAATTTAATTTTTATGATCTTTTGCTATTTAACCATTTTTTAGTAGCACTATCTCCTAGCCTCCATTCGCATGCATCTCCTAATCTTCTAAATATGATCTTTGCCTGAACATGACAATCTGCCAAATCATCTCTTTTAGGATGTTTCTTGTAAAATAATTCCCATTCTGAATCTTTGATATCTTGTTCACAGATTTCCATAATTTTAGCTTTACGTAATTCTCTTGTAATATTTCTATCTGGGATTTTAGCACTCGGGCTAATAAACTCTACACTCTTAACTGCACTTGGATATCTGTATTGTAAACTCGATACATAATTATTTGTGTTAAATAACAAGGCCTCCTTTTCCAGAGATTCTAAATATAATTGGCGATCGATTTTACCTCGAATCATAAACCAATGAAATAAAGTTTCGGAAATAGCCTTCATCTTTGGATTAGTTAAACTTGGCTGATTTTCAATAACAACATGTTGGACAAAAAGAAAATCCGGACGCAGTTCGAGTTCTGATATTAATACTTCCTTTAACTTTTCAACAGCAAACTTTTTACTTGAAACTTTCTTATATCTTCGCAATTTTGGTAAAGTTGTGTGTTTGACACAATGTTTGAGTTTACTTCTTCCCTTTACTATCATATAAGCCTTGTTACCACAATTAATACACTTAGCTCCAGCCTCTTTACATGGAATAACACCTTGTGCACCAACATGTTGACCACACCATGCTAATTCTTCTCCATTGCTTTGACGAGTATCAGTCACCCACATGGCAACTCTTCCACATTTACACCGTCTTTCAAATCTCTCAAGTAAATCAATCAATCCCCAAGATAATGTCTTATAAAGAACTTTCCCGGTTTTATCGTCAATATACCTTTCCATTAAACAATAAGCTGCATTTCTGATACCAACATCCCATGATAAGACTCGCATTATACTGTATGCTATAGTTAAAATCCTTAACCTAACAGTTGATTTTTCATTTCAAATTAATATATTTTTATTAATTTGATCAATATCCTAATAACATTTACTTAGAGGATTTCTTAGAGGAGGACTTCTTAGTAGAACTCTTCTTTCCGGCCTTAGGAGCAACAGTCTTCTTGGCGCTCTTCTTGACTCCACTCTTCTTAGGCTTTCCTCCAGTTTGCTTCTTGGCACCTCCAGTCTGTTTCTTAGCGGACTTCTTGGCAGTAGACTTCTTAGCACCAGTAGCCTTCTTGGCAGTTGCCTTCTTAGCTCCAGTAGCCTTCTTGGTACCAGTTGCCTTCTTGGTACCAGTTGCCTTCTTGGCAGATGCCTTCTTAGCCCCAGTAGCCTTCTTAGGCTTTCCTCCAGTCTGCTTCTTAGCGGTAGACTTCTTGGCACCAGTGGCTGCCTTCTTAGGCTTTCCACCAGTCTGCTTCTTAGTAGACTTCTTGGTGCTAGACTTCTTGGTAGTGGCCTTCTTGGCGCTAGGAACCTTCTTAGACGAGGTAGAACTCTTCTTAGAGGAGGTAGAACTCTTCTTCTTCTTTCCTCCATCTTGGCTAGACGAACTAGATGACTTCTTGGAAACCTTTCCGCCAGACAGAGACTTGTGCTTCTTGTCAGAACTAGAGGACTTTGATTTCTTTCCTCCAGATAGACTTCCCTTGGAGGGAACAAAGGACTCGCCACTTCCAGAATGATCACTCGATTCGGAAGATTTTCCAGATTGGTGTTTGCTGCTAGTCTTGGTAGTTGAACTCATCTTGCTTGATGTATACTTATATCCAGATTTTATTAAGCCACTTTCTAAACGTGAAATATTTAACAGAAAAAATTGATGCAATTTACTATAATCTTAACATTTTGATTAACCACGTGATGAAACTAGATACTGCAAAATCTAAAAAGCCTCAATCTTTTTATAAAAAAGATGATAATGACAAACTAGATAGTAAAAGTATTCGTAAGAAACAACTTGCTAATGCCAGAACTGATCATACTATAAAGATCGATATGAGGAGTCTCAATAAAGCTTTACCAATGGATACATTACCAAAAAGATTAACTATTTCAACAATGACAATGACATGCTGTATTGGTACCAAAATTAATAGAAAAAACGTAGCATACTATATCGATCTAACTGAGGGCGGAATCGATAACATCAGATTTGGTTCAAATCCCGGATATCAGAGGAGCATCCATCCACCTAAGAAAACAAATAAAACTGGGGGAAAAAGATTTTATAATCAGACTACTATTGAGATAGATCCGGGTTCAGATAATAAACCTATTAATCTGAAGCTTTTTAGGAATGGATCTTTACAAATGACTGGTGTCAAAGATGTAAAGGATTTTGTTTCGATTATGGGTAAACTATTCTATGAATTTAAAAGAATTAAAGGAGTCATACTAGATGGTACTATTCGCCCAAAGCCGTTTGTTACAAACATCTCAAATCTTAGAGTTTTTAATATCAAAGTAGACCTTATTAATACTAATTTTCGAGCAAATTGCAAATTTGATCGTATTAAATTACATCGAAAACTCTTAGCAGAGGGCATCAGATCTACCTACCAACCATGCATGCATTCGGCTGTAAATATCAAATATTACTACGCCAATGGTGATATCGATGATGATGGAGAAAGTGTAAAGAAAAAAGTATCCATATTTATATTTGAATCAGGTGCAGCTATTATCACTGGTGGCGGATGTATTGAACACATTGAGGCAACTTATCGCTTCATTGTCAATAAAATCAATGAATATGGCCATAGTATTGTACTCATTAAGACTGATACCATTCTTCTTGAATCAAATAAACTACAACAATTTATTAAAAAACTACCAGATCCTTTCAAGCAAAAGAGATTACTTCTTCCATAAATTCTAAAAATTCTCTAAATTTACAAGTTTATGAGATATGTGCCAGTTGAACTATACAATGAGATTGCAAGTTTCCAGATAAATTATTTACTGCATCAACAAGATAATCTCTGTATTTTTGAGAACCAGTTGCTCCGTACTGAATTGTGGTTTCATTAATTCCATCAATAACTTCTTGTTGTAAAACTAATGCATTTTTATATAATGAAATTATTGTTGGTAGATATGAGTATAATGTTTCGGATTGCATTATAGCAATTTCATCATATGATCCAGTATGGAATCGCGGATTATGTTCTAATACTCTTCGCAACCAAATACGCAACATATGATCTTTCTGGGGTTCTAAATCACGATTGCGATGTAATTTTAGTATACGCTCATAAACCATTCTATCTCGCGATTTGTGAAAAGTAATCATTAAATTAGCACATTCAATCCATTCTTCAAACGCGAATTGCTTTCTTCTACGATTATTACAAAGACTCATCCATATAATCAAAATTAAAATACAAACCGCGGCAATAAAATTCATAACTATAATGTGAGTATAAAATTCACATTATTAATTTAATATCCTAATAATTTTTCCACGCGTCACGATAATTTGGCATTCCGTCATCAATCATCTCATTTCTCCATGGTCTCTCAATAATAGGCCGCCACACACTCTTATCAAATGCTGTTAATTCGCCATCATCCTCAGTATCATTAGTATCATCTTCACTATTCTCACTTTCATCATTATTAACACTTTCACTAACATCATCATTAATTTTATTATTTTTTGATAGATTTCGCATAATAATAATAAATACAAGCGCAGTTAAACTTAAAATAAGCAAAATATCACTAATTGTCATTATCTATACTGATTGTATTTAAGATATTACAGTATTCAATGGCGATGTTTTCTAAAATATGACGGTCTTTTACGATTTTGCATGTGCCTTTTATTTGAATTTCCTGTATTAAAGTTCATTCTTTTCTTGAAAGTCATTGGTATGTATGTTTCACTAATAACAAAACTTCTTCTTGGCTGTTCCTCAGATGGAATCAATATACAAAATACTGTTATAAATCCAATAACCAAAATCAACAGTGCGGTTAAATCTAAACTATTCATACTAATTCTTAGTAAGAATTTAAACCTATATATTCATAAAATAACTTACCATTTGATGATAATCCTGTCCACCTGGATAACTTCCTTTTGATGGCATACATAATAGTTCTCCATGAATCAACTTTACTCTTTTCAATCTTTTCATTCTGATCTTCTTCAAACAATATCTACCAAATATTGTTAATGTGTTGTAATAATTACATACTTGTTCATATGCGTAATATTTATTATTAACGAACCAATATTTATTTCCATTTGCACATTCAATTGCAGGTAAGCCACTTAATCTATGACATTTTCCATTTACATACCAATATTTAGTTCCATCTGCACCTTCGACAGCAGGTAAACCATTGTCACGGTGTAGTAATCTATTTACATACCAAAATTTAGTTCCATCTGCACCTTCGACAGCAGGTAAACCATTGTCACGGTGTAGTAATCCATTTACATACCATTCCTTATTACCACTTGCATAAACAATAGCAGGTAAATCATTATCACGATGTATTTCTCCATTTACATACCAAAATTTATCGCCATCTGCTTCTTCTAATGCTGGCAAACCATTATCGCGATGTAGTTCTCCATTTGCATTATACCATGATTTAGTTCCATCTGCATCAGTTTTCATTGTCATCTTTTATTTTGTATTGAAACTGTGTACTTTCTTGTATACTATTAACTTACTATTATTACAGTTTATTCAAGCAATATAACAATCAATTTTTTACATACTCATAAAATAACTTACCATTTTATGATAATCCTGGCCACCGGGATAACTACCTTTTAGTGGCATACATAATAGTTCTCCATGAATCCATCTAAGTCTTCCTAATCTTCTAATTCTAATCTTCTTGAGACAATATCTAAAAAAGTTTTTTAATATTTTGTAATAATTAATTACTTCATCATATGTATATTGTTTGCCATAAATATACCATAATTTACGACCATCATTATGTTCTATAGCAGCTAAACCACCAAGACGATGCAATTATCCATTTACAAACCAATGTTTATCGTCATTTGCATATTCGGTAGCAGGTAAATCGTTGTCACGATGCAGTTTTCCATTTTTATACCAATATTTAGTTCCATCGCGCCATTTAATAGCAGGTAAATCATTATCACGATGATATTTTCCATTTATGCACCAAAATTTATTTCCATTGGTATATTCTTTAGCAGGTAAATCATTATCTCTGTTATACATTCCATTTACATACCATTGTTTATCACCATTTGCTTTTTCAATAGCAGGTAATCCATTATCTCGATGCCGTTTTCCATTTATATACCATTGTTTATTGCCATTTATTTTTATAATTGCAGGTAAATCATTATCTCGGTGGAGTTTTCCATTCTCATTTTTCCATGTACTGTTACCTTTTTTATCAATTGTGCACATCATAACTTGTTTCCAATATTATAGTTATACCAATAACTTAATTATATATAAACAATATATCAATCAATTTTTTACATATTCGTAAAATAATTTACCATCTTATGATAATCTAGACCACCTGGATAACTACCTTTTACAGGCATACACAACAATTCACCATGAATTAATTTAACTTTTTTTAATCTTTTCATTTTGATCTTTTTCAAACAATATCTACCAAATCTTTTTAAGATTTTGTAATAATTACATACTTGCTCATAAGTGTAGCGTTTATGATAGATGTACCATTCTTTATGACCACTCGCATATTCAAATGCAGGCAATCTGCCTAGACGATGTATTTTATCATTTACAAACCAAGTTTTAGTTCCAAATACAGTTTCAATTGCAGGCAAATCATTATCTCTGTGACACAATCCATTTACAAACCAAGTTTTAGTTCCAAATACAGTTTCAATTGCAGGCAAATCATTATCTCTGTGACACAATCCATTTACAAACCAAGTTTTAGTTCCAAATACAGTTTCAATTGCAGGCAAATCATTATCTCTGTGACACAATCCATTTACAAACCAAGATTTAGTTCCAATTGCATATTCTTTGGCAGGCAAATCATTATCGCGATGCAGTTTACCATTTACATATCAATATTTATCTCCATTGGCATGTTCTACAGCAGGCAAACCATTATCACGATGCAGTTCCCCAGTTTCATTATACCATGATTTAGTTTCACCTGCATCACTTTTCATTGTCATCTATGCTTTGAATTAAAAGAGTGTTCTTACATATTATTCTTAGCACTATTAATTATAACTAAATAACTTTACATTTCAATTTTTTACATACTCATAAATTAACTTACCATTTTATGATAAGCCTGACCACCAGGATAACTGCCTTTTACCGGCATACATAACAACTCTCCACGAATCCATCTTACTTTTCTTAATCGTCTCATTCTGATTTTCCTAAAACAATACCTACTAAATCCTTTTAAGATTTTGTAATAATTACATATTTGTTCATATGAATAATATTTGTCATATATGTACCAAGATTTATCACCATCTACAAATTCTACACCAAGGTAAACCATTATCGCAATGTATTTCTCCATTTACATTATAATACCACCATTTAGTACCATATTTGTCTGTTTCCATTGTCATTTTGTATTGGATTGAAAAGAGTGTATTTCTTATGTATTATTAACTTAATCTTATATTAGAACAATTAAACAATATAACAATCAATTTTTCACATATTCATAAAATAACTTACCATTTGATGATAATCCTGTCCACCTAGATAACTGCCTTTAGCTGGCATACATAACAGTTCGCCATGAATATATCTTAATCTGCTTAATTTTCTCATTCTGATTTTCTTCAAACAATATCTACCAAATATTGTTAATGTTTTGTAATAATTAATTACTCGCGCATATAAGTAATATTTACCATAAATGCACCAGAATTTATTTCCACTTGCATATTCTATAGCAGGTAATCCACCAAGACGATGCCTTAATCCATTTACATACCATTCTTTATCATCGTATACATATTCGATGGCAGGTAAATCATTATCTCGATGTTTTTTTCCATTTATCCACCATTCTTTACTACCATTAGCATATTCAATTGCAGGTAAATCATTATTTCGATGACGTCTACCATTTAAATACCAGCATTTAGTTCCATTGACGTATTCAGTTGCAGGTAAATCATTATCTCGATGCAATTCTCCATTTACATACCAAAATTTATTTCCATTCAACCATTCTACGGCAGATAAATCATTATCGCGATGTAATTCTCCTTTTATATTATACCATCTTTTAGTTATAATAAAATTAGCTTTCATTGTCATAGTCATATTGTATTTAGATATTCTTCTATTATGTACTATATAAATTAACTATAACAAAATATATCAATTTTTTACACACTCATAAAATAACTTACCATTTTATGATAATCCTCTCCACCCGGACAACTGCCTTTAGCTGGCATACATAACAGTTCGTCATGAATATATCTTAATCTGCTTAATTTTCTCATTCTGATCTTCCTAAAACAATACCTACTAAATCCTTTTAAGATTTTGTAAATATTAATTATTTGCTTGCGTACATAATATTTATTATAAATGTACCAGGCTTTATAACCGCCAGAATATTCAATGGTTGGTAAACTACCAATGCGATGTAGTTCGCCATCATTATTATACCATCGTATATTTCCACAAAAATCAGTCTTCATTGTTATTTTGTTTAGAATTAAAAGTATATTATGATGCACTTTTTCTACTATAAATTTAATATTATCCAATTATTATAAGCTTTTAATTTTTCATAATGTATTGATTTCCATTACTACATTTTCTTCAGATAAAGAAAAACGAGCAGTGACAGGTTCTGGTACAATATTATTATGCATTATTTCTTCTGCTGCTACAGGTGCATTTGAGCGATAGTACGCACAACATATAAAAAAGAGAATTATGTCTAAACAAACAAATAAGAATAATATAAAATATAATAATGATCTTTCTGAATTAAACAACATCGTACAATACTTGCTATATTATTTTTACTTTCTATTGCTAATTGCAATATATTTTTTGCAATTATTATAATATTTGATTTTCCTTGTGTCTCATTATAAATAATACTGATATCCGACAAAATACAATAATAAATATAATATATAAAATTAAGATATTTATAGCAGTTCAATACAAGACTGACGACTAGTGATATTCTTTTATTGTTATTTTATAACTATCAAGTAAGATCAATTTTTACATACTCATAAAATAACTTACCATTTTATGATAATCCTGTCCACATGAATAACTGCCTTTTAAAGGCATACATAACAATTCTCCATGGATTCATCTCACTCTTTTTAATCGATTAATTCTTATTTTATTCAAACAATATCTACCAAATCCTTTTAAAATTTTGTAATAATTACATACAATTAATATAATGTAATGCATTTGAATTATACAGCATTATACATATGGTTTTCATCTTCACTTTCATTTGCTAACTGCGATATGATTTCAAATATGATCATATCATTTATTATAATATTTGAATTATTCTGTCTAGTATTATTTAATAAGCAATTGTATAACATAATAATAACAGCAATCCATAAAAAGATACCAAGGAATATAATGTATGGAATAATGAATTGCATGGTTTCTGTCAAAGAATGAATGTTTTAGAGGTACTCTTATACTATTGATATCATATTGTTAATTGATAATGAAATCAATTTTTTTGGTATATTTACCATTAAATGTAATAATTTATTATATTTAAAATGAATGTCTTGGAGTTACTGTTGCTGATTCAATCTCAATTACAGTTACAGATGGAGAATTAATGCTAATTGGTATTATCTCCTCTTCAATACAATGTTTATAACATGGAATGCAAATATATGGATATGAACGACTAGTGCAACAACATATCCATAAAATACACAATCCAAATGCGATCATTGATAAGCCAATAACTTCGATATAATCTGACATGATGACAGTTGTGCAGGTGTACTTGATAATTACTATAGTTATAATAATTCTCAAGTAGATATGATTTCAATTATTTATAATTGGGTAAATGGCATATTATCAGGATATTGATTATGTGAATAACCTTCCTGTCTTCCAAATTCATTATCAGAATATTGTCTAGGAATATTGTAAGGATTGTTATTAAGTTGATCAATCATAGTTGGATCGAGGCGAACACTTTCCTGTGGAATAGTTGTGCCGTTGCGGGTCCAATTACCCATTCCATTAGAATAATTTGGATTTGCAGAACCACCTCCTTCTAATCTTGCTGAATTTGACTGAGAGGAGCGCAATCTCTGTTGTGTAAAATCATTATTATAACCAACATTGATATTACCTGCAATCGGTCTCCCAATTAATGTTTTATCAGCAGTATCAGCCTGATAATAGCTAATATATGGAACATGTTTATCAACTTGATTATTACCACCACCCCATCTTTCGACCAGTGTTCCTTGGCGAATAGTTGGTTGCATAACAGTTGGATTTGCTCCATATCCTCCAGCACCAACTGCCGGCGTAGTTCCTCCTAATTGTAAAGTATTCTCATATTCTTGGCGCAATGTATCAAATGATTGTTGAGGATTCGAACCGTATCCGCCATACTGTCCTGCATTACCAGCACCATTTAATTTATTAGTATTTTCATACTCTTGGCGCAAAGTGTTAATTGATTGTTGAGGATTAGCATTATATCCTCCATACTGGCCAGCATTACCAGCACCATTTAATTTACATGTATTCTCATACTCTTGTCGTAAAGTATCAAATGATTGTTGGGGATTGGCACCATATCCACCATATTGGCCAGCATTACCAGCACCATTTAACTTACTAGTATTTTCATATTCTTGACGCAGAGTGTTAACTGATTGTTGAGGATTAGAATTATATCCACCATATTGCCCAGCATTACCAGCACCATTTAATTTACTGGTATTCTCATACTCTTGGCGCAAAGTATTAACTGATTGTTGAGGATTAGAATTATAGCCACCATACTGTCCAGCATTTCCAGCTCCCTGAATTTGCTGGGTGCCACTCATTGTTTGTCTGAGAGTATTAAATGCTTGTTGAGGATTTGCACCATAACCACCTTGCTGTCCTGCTTGGGATGCATTAGCAATCATATGAGTACATTCAACTAATTCTTTTAGTGTTGTTGGCATCTGTTGAGGATTTGCTGTATAACCTCCTTGCCTTGATCCCTGAGTAGTTCCTCCAAGTTGACTAGTACCTTCAGTAATTTGACGATTCGTAATAAATGATTGTTGAGGATTAGCACCATAACCTCCCATTTTCCCAGATTGTGCGGGGGCGCCAGGTAAATGATTAGCTGTCATTTGACGCATTGTCGGATCAAGAATAAGATCTGTTTTTGCCCAACCTCCATCAGGTCCTGCAAATCCCACACCGATTTGTGGTTGCATGGTTGTTTCTTTAAAATTAATAGCTAATGGATTCCAGCTGGCTGGCATCGTACCAACACTATTACCAACTGCTCCATTATAAGTATTATTTTCTAATAATTCTCTACCAGTTGTTAATGGTACATCCAATGGATTATATGATTGGCCGTGAAATTGTGCACCGCCAGCTGTTCCAAGCTGTAACTGTTGTTGTAAGGTTTGGCGAACAGTTTCTTTAGCAGCATCATTATATTGTGTCGCAATTTGATTATACCCACCCCCTCTAGCTGCATAAGCTCCAGTATCAACAGATGTCATTTGGCGAATAGTTGGAGCTTGAATATCAGTTGGATCAAATGCTTTATTACCTCTACTCTGATTTCCGGCCGCACCAATAGACTGCGTTTTCTCAGTTTCCATTCTTTTATTATCATAAAGTTGGTGGTTTTCTCTTCTAATTCCTCCACCTCCTTTTTGTGTTGCTGGGCCAAGATCATAACCATCCAATTTAATTCTTGTTGTTTCTTGAACCTTTCCGCGTAAATTATAAGAACCATTATCACCCAAACTTGAAATAACAGCATTTGGAGTTCCGGCATGATAAACATGTGTATCCTCGCGGAGAGTCTTTCCAAGATTATAAACTTCTCTGGTTTTGGGAGCAGTATTAATAAAACTATTCTTTGGTAGATTTTTATGGTCATTTGCAGCTATGCGATAGGGACGGTACTTATTTACAGGAGCTTGAACACCTCGAGTAGAACCTTTTTGACCAGGGATTACTGGAGCAGTATAAGTAACTTGTTGTTTATTTGCCAATCTTATCTGATCAATTGTTTTTGGCATAGGACGATAATCATATGACGGTGCAAGAGCCCCTGTAGCTTTAGTAGTATAATCAAGATCAAGGCCGGGTGTATCTTTAATTGGCTCAAAAGGTTTTTCTCCATCACGTCTACCTGAAACATAATATCTGTCTGTTTCCCATTCTGTCATTACAGGTGTACCAAAAACGTTACCAGAATTTTTAACTGGATTGAATAAAGGCAGGACTTCTACCTTTGATGGCTTAAGTTCATTAGCTCCAGTAAATAATTCTAATCTTCCTTTCATATTTCCATCTCGCCTTTTATCATCGCCACCTCCACCATAAGTTTTAGCAGCGAAATATGGTACTAATTGAGTTTTCTTGAATTGTTTTAATTCAGCAGGTGAAACAACTCCATATGTCATATCATTTTTAGTATAATTACTCCATCCGCCAGTTAATGCCATCCCTGCCTCAGATGAAACCATTGTATTACCAGAAATATTATTTGCCACATCATTACTTCCTACAACTCCTTTTGGATTATCAAAACGAATAGGATTAAATTGTTTTGTGTAATCTCCCCCATCAAAGCTTCCTGATTTATCTAATCGAGATTCATTGCGCAGTTTATCCTCAGTACCAAGCCAATCTGGTGCAGCACCACTATCATTATCTGATAAATTATCAGTTGCATCAAATGATGCACCAGCTCCATCATCTTGATTACTTTCCCATGCATGGCGGTTTGGTAATCTATTTGCATTTGATGGCACAATACCAGTGCGAGCAGTATCTTTTGAAAGACGATCATATTTTTCAGCACTTTGCCATAATTGATTTACTGACCGAGTTAATTGTGATGAATTATAGATATTATCTCTATTTCGGTTGTTATTTGATTTCGAATTAATTTTATTGGTCTTATCTGATAATTCAAGCCCAACTAGGGCCAATCCGCCTGCAATAAGGAGTTCCATGCTTAATGAAACCATAGGTTAAAATTGTTTTACATATAGCATGATTTTGCTATATATTTATAAAATAAATACAACAGTTTTTGTTAATATACAATTATTATTAATTGTATATTGGATTTATAATTATGTTTTAACATTTCTTTCCTTTAATTTTAGCAATAAGAGATGCATCTGGTTTGAATCCAAGAGGCTGTGGCAGTTTTACAACATAAGAATCTTTTGCCATTTGACGAGTATGGAGATCTGCTCTCGGATCAATATAATCAACTGCATCATGTTCTCTCTGAAAGATTTGGCGATACTGGCCATCCAGTTCACGATAATCTTGACGAGGATGACTAATTCTAGAATGTTCTGGTGCAAATTTAGGACAGAATTGTTGCGAAAGAGCCAAAGGAGTGGTTTGTGGAGGGTTATAAAAATGATCTCTGCCATTTCCCATTCTCATTTTTGATGATTGGTGGCGGAGTGTACTTTCAACATCCGTAATATGACCAATGCTTTCTACTCCAATGGCACTTCCAGAATAACGTTGGCGGTCTGCAACCGGCCCCCATGGTTGTTCACAAGGACTACAATTAGCCATTTGTTCTGGATTAGTTTTATAAATTAATGGTTCTGTTGACTGTGCTACTCTAACAGCATAGTTTTCCGAATTATACATTTCCCGCGTAAACATGGCTATATATTTACGCTATATTTAATTACTTTTGGCATTTTTATTAACCTCCTGCGCTCTAGCATTAAATTCATCCCTATTATGCTTATATAGAGATGCAGCACTAGCATTTAATGGATCATCTGCATTAGGATCATTCATAAGACTACTAATAGCTAGAATGATCTTTGGTAAACTGAATGTAGGATTCCATGCCCCTGTTTCGCGTTTAAGAATATCAATACAAATCGCACCATATTCATTAAAATTAGGATGGAAAATCTGAGTCTGAATTTTAACCGTTGGCGGGAAAATAGGAAAATCTGATGGCATTTTAATATCCAATGTAAATTTACCGCCTTCATAAGGAGAACATTTTGGTCCTTTTAATACAGCAGTCCAACTTGATAGATTTACATTTCCATCAATATCATAGATTGGTGATAATGAAAATGTATCTTCATATATTTTTGCATCACGTGTATAATCCTTTAATTCCTTGGAAAGTCTTTTGACTCCAATTGCTGAAAGGCCCTGAACATTATTTTCTTTCTTCGCGATTGATGACATTCTTGCTGTTCTATAATAGAGTATTTGCTAATAGTAATCTTAATTACTATTCATTTTAAAAGACATATTCATATCAATTTTTTTGAGTTTATTTACTCGAACACGAGATTTTTTCGGATGGCATCACAAATCCAGGATTAGTTGGGCGCTGGATTCCTGAATTAAAGAACAAATGGCGGCTAACATCAGGGCATACAGCAGGATTGAGATTCACATGTGCGCGAGGATCAAATGTTGAAATTAGACTATTTGAGCCAATCTGACTTGCACTGCCATTAGGATTTGTCATTTTTTCAATGGTTCTTGGATGGAATCGATTAAGTCCCTTCATATCCGACTCAACATCAATTTGAGAAAAATGCTTTGTAGGGGGCACGGCATTGCATACATTTCCATTTACATGCGCCCCAAGATACATATTGTACTGCATTGGCATTACGCTTTGCTTAAGATCTGCCTTAGCAGAATCGGCATCGTAGCGAGGTTTAGTGAAACTCATACTATATGGGTGGGCCAAATAAATATTAGCCCTGGAATGCTTAATTTAGTCTAGATCTTATCAGGAAATTGGTCTTGACGAGAATATCTATCAAAATTACGAGTATCAATACCTCCTCTAGGAAATGGTAAAACTACACTATCCGGATGTTGAAAATCATCATTAATTAATGGTTCAAAACGATCCATTGCAACATCTGTTATTTTACGATCTTGATAAGTACGAGTATTTTCACCAAAATGCATATTATTATTAACATTCATGTCACCAAATCCCGAACCAATACCTGTAAAAGGTACAGCTCTATAAAAAGCAGTATTCGAACTAGATTTAATTTCTCCACCACGATAATCTGGCACAGATCTTACTAAACAAGTATCCATGGTGGAATGCGCCGTATCTCTTGTGCGGGCTACATTATTTCCACGTAATTTAGAATCAATATCAATTGCTGCAGGATTAATTGATCCACCATACATCGTAACTCCTGGTTCTGCTAATGCCTTTTCTCTATTATTAGAACTATTAGAATCATTATTGTTCATATTATTAAATTTTAATCTAAGAGGGGCAGTTGCTACACGCTCTTTCCAAGTTTCTGCTGCTTGCTCCGGACGAGATGGTTGATTTAATTGCAATCCTTTCCAAATTTTTACGAGTTCTAATTGCGTAATACCATATACTTTTTCAAGCGGGACTGGTGCATCAATTCCATTTGCCATATGGAACTTTTTCTGACGGATATATTCTCTAACATTCGGAGCTAATCTAAGATCATCCTCTTGTAAAATTGTACGAGATCCGGCAACCTTATTACTAAAATTAGGGGGATTAGACTGCATCATTACATCACATATAGGAAAAATTGATAGCAAATATGCTCTACTATAAAGTTTCTATATCTTATAACAAAACAACTATAATTAACACAATGGCTGCTCCTACTACTGCACTATTTATCCGTTTTAGAGCTCATTCTAGACGAGATAATGCTAGAGCAATTGAATCTAAGATGCAGGCTGCTAATTGGGATCCAGATGTTTTTGGATCCACAATCATCCATTCTCATACGTCAAATGTTCATAACATAATTAGAGAACATTTAGGCCGCGAGCCAATAATTACTATTGATGATAAAGATGTTAAACTGATTGACAATTCTAAAAAAATTATAAAACTTTATAATTCCATTATGATTTATGAAAAAAAATCTCAGATGGAATATACAAGAACATCTAATAGATATAATGGAAATACCTATATAGCGAGATTTATTAGTAACTGCACAATTAATTTTAAAAAATTAGCTGAACTATCCGATTTATATTATGAATCATCTAATAAACCAATCGATATTATTGCAAAACTAGAAACATTTATTAGATCAATTATTGGGTTTTGGACTACAATTATTAATAGGCCCAATCATATTATCACAACGCTTAACATATTGATAACATTTGGAGAGTGTGCGCAAACAACACTTGATAAATTTACAAGAATTAATCCAAATGTGACAGACTTAAATAAATTAAGTAAGGCGAAATTCAATGGTTCCACTAATAATACTAATAATGAGGATGAGGAAGAAATTGAGTTGTAATAAAAAGAGTAAAATAGATTCATGATGAGCTATTATGTATGCCAGTAAAAGGCGGGTTTATTATAAAACAGTAAATTATTTTATGAGTATGTAAAAAAATGATTGTTATATTGTTTAGTTGTTCTAATATAAAATTAAGTTAATAGTACACAATAAGTACACTATTTCAATCTTAAACATGACAATGCTAACAGATGAATATGGAAATAAAAGATGGTTTGATGCAGAATATAAATTGTACAGAGATAATGATTTACCAGCTATTGAATATGTAGATGGAACTAAATATTGGTTTTTAAATGGAAAACGTCATCGTGATAATGGATTACCTGCTATTGAATTTGCAGATGGTGATAAACATTGGTACGTAAATGGAGAACTGCATCGTGATAATGGATTACCTGCTATTGAATCTGCAAATGGTGATAAATTTTGGTACGTAAATGGAGAACTGCATCGAGAGAATGATTTACCTGCTATTGAATTAGCAAATGGTACTAAAAGATGGGTTGTAAATGGAAAACTACATCGTGATAATGGATTACCTGCTATTGAATCTGCAAATGGTGATAAATTTTGGTATGTAAATGGAAAACATCATCGCGACAATGATTTGCCAGCAAATGAATATGCAAATGGTAATAAACATTGGTACGTAAATGGAGAACTGCATCGAGAGAATGATTTACCTGCTATTGAATTAGCAAATGGTGATAAATTTTGGTATGTAAATGGAAAATATCATCGTTTTGACGGTTTACCTGCTATTGAACTTGTCAATGGAAATAAATATTTGTACATTTATGGAGAATATTATTCATATGAAAAAATATGAAAAAATATGTAAACATTACAAAATTTTAACAAGATTCGGCAGATACTGTTTGAAGAAGATCAGAATGAAAAGATTAAGAAGAGTTAAATGGATCCATGGAGAGTTATTATGTATGCCATCAAAAGGTAATTATCCAGGTGGACAGGATTATCATAAAATGGTAAGTTATTTTATGAGTATGTAAAAATGTTTATTTAGTTAACTCTCTAATAGTTTTTTATACATAATGTCCGATAAATACAATCGTATCAGTTGGACGATGACGAATATAATAATAAAATGGAATATTAAGTTTAAATTCAATTGGTTTTGGTGTTTCTTTAACACAATTTGTAACATACATTTTGGTGGCTGCTGCTGCCTCGGTACCTAACTCATCAATAATAATTACTGCTTGATGAAATAGTTTACTATTACCAGTAGATGCAAAGATAAATGGTAATTCAGGTGCATTAAATAATTGTTTTATTCCTAATTGAGTATAACCACTAGTTAATTCAACATTAGATCTCTGAGTAAATTTAGGAATACTGTAATGTACCTCCTGTTTCTTTAATGAGCTACTATCAATCTGGGTAAATTGTCCTAGAGTAAATGATGATGTTGGTAATAAAAATCCCATTGTAAATTCTCCATCGGCATAATCTAATTCTAATAATCTACCAATATCTTTAATAGATACATAATTACAATCATTTGTAGCATTCATCATTGGAACTTGACGAATACTATTTCCTCTAAAAGTTTCTTGGCTAGTATATTTTATATTAAAAGCATTTTTCCATGTACTCTTAAAATAAACAGCATTTACTAATACAAAACTATCAGTTGGAATTTCATTTAATACATTTTGAATTAATCCATTTGTTAAAGATGAAATCTCTGAATTAACAGTTTGCCAATTTTCTACTGATATTACTGATATTTCCCCAGCAATGCGTGAAAAACTATTACGAGGTTGTGTTGAAAATATTAATGCATTATATGAGCGAAACATACCATTTTTACGAAGTGCCTTATTAATCTCCTGGACTTGTTTGAATAAGGTATCACTAGTTACATTTCCAATGCCAAGCATTTTTCGCAATTCTATTTCAGTCGTCCCTCTTGAACATCTGTATAATAAAGCTAATAAATATGTGATACTAAAATTACCAACTATTGCCCCTCCTCTTTTTACATCATCCATTATACTTAATGCAGTTAAACCAGATGGAATAAGATTTTGTCCAGACATATTTGTATGCTCAGTACTTTCTTTCTCTAAGAATTGATATGATGATGCTACCTCAGTTTCTGTTCTTTTACTAAAATCAGGCATTTTCATTACATATCTTGGATCATCCTCTTTATTAATTATCTTTTGAGATACTCCCCCAGTCTGCATAGTATATATTTTATCATTATCAAGAGTCTGGGCATTTTGGCGAGTTACTGCAGAAGTGAAAATAGATATATTTGATGGAGGAGGTTGATTGCAACCAGAACTCGAACCAAGGCTAAATATACGATCTGCTAATTTAGCATTATTATCAGGTCCAAGTTTTTCTCTTGTTGGCTGGATGTAAGATGTAACAGGAACAACTTTCTTAATTTTAGTATGCCCGCACACACAATCACATATTGCTTGTATATTTCTGGATGGTAGTACATTATGTCTTTTATGACACTTAATTAAACATGATTGACATAACCATCTACTATTCTGCCCTTTATCACAATGTAAGCAAATACTATATGAATTTAATTGCATTGTCATTGTATTATTATTAACAAAGAATACTTAAAAATTGAAGTAGACGACAATTAAACAAAAGCATATATTATAATAACACTAAGTTATGACATCAATCTATTTAGCATTACATGATCCAGTATATCGGAGTAAAGGAGTACAATGGGCCCAAGATGGTACAATCTTATGTGGAATGGCAAAATCAATATCCTCGAATATAAATGAAAAGCCCCTGCCAAAAGCCATTGCAATGCTAGATTTAGATGGTACAATAATTCGCCCAAAGAATGGTAGAAAATTACCTCGTCCAGGTGATTCAGAGGATTGGGAATGGGCATTTCCCGATATGGTTAAAAATATACAAAAATTAGCAAAGAAGTATCGTATTATAATTATTTCTAATCAGAAAAGAATACAATCTTGCTGGAAATCAAAACTTGAAGCAATCATTCAGCAATTAGGTATCGTTCTAGTAATTTTTGCTGCAACTGCTGATGATGAGTATAGAAAACCTTGTACTGGTATTAGTGACATATTATCAAGTGGTAACAGTTGGCCTCCAAAAGGGAGTTTCTTTTGCGGTGATGCAGCAGGAAGACCAGGCGATTATGCAGACACTGATCGTAAATTTGCATTAAATTTAGGAATACCATTTTACACACCAGAAGAAGTATTTATGAAGGCCTCTCCTGTTAAATTTACATTAAAATATCCAAATATATCAGAACTTTTTAATTCTCAATCATCTTATCTCCGCACACTTTTAATGGGATGGAGTGATACTGTGCCAACGATGCATATGTTAATTGGATTGCCAGGATGTGGTAAAAGTTGGTATGCTAGATGTTTTTTCGAGGCACGAGGATGTTTTAGGGCAAATGGAGATTTAATGGGAGGTGTTCCTAAATCTCTTAAAGCGGCAACTATTGTAATGGCATCTCCCAAGGGAATACCCGATCCAGATAAAAATCCAATTCCTATCCATCTTAATCATATTGTGGTTGATAATACAAATCTTGATTCTGGTACAAGATCTAAATGGATAACTCTAGCTAAAAAATATGGTTATCGAGTAGTATGTTATAACATGGAGACTGAATTAGATGTATGTAGACATAATATTGGTTTTAGATGTAATATCAGGAACAAAAATATTCCAGTACATGTACTTAAAATTCTAAAGGCTAAATATAATGAACCAACAATGAAAGAAGGATTTGATAAAATCTTGAAAGTTAAATTTTCCCCTATTGGTATTCCAAAAGAACAAATGAAATATTATAATACATATTTTTTCTAATTAAATAAAGTGATTTTAGTATTTTTATTAAAAATACTAAAAAGTGTCATAATTAATATTATACATATAACTTAGTGAAAAAATTGAAATTCTAATCTCATGAGGACTGCTGTAGTAAATTTAAGAAGAATCACATTCCATATTGCGATATATTTAGATATCTGCATCATTTTCACATCGCCATGGCCGCTCCCTCCCCTCAACAATTACAGCAAGAATTTAAATCCCTAGAATTTAGTGTCAGGCAAACATTAGAATTATGCGCAGGGCATCATATACATCCGCTATATTATGAAAGAGTATTTTATGAAAATAATCAGAAGATTGAGAATCATACAAGAGAAAATATTATTAAATTACTTGAAAATAAATCTCCTAATGAGCGTATTCAAATAACAACTCTCTTATTGAAGGGACTTATTCATCCTAATCATTATCGCTGCCATATTATTAAACTTTTCCCAAAAAAAGATGTAAGTGATAGAATGCGGGAAATTTGTCACCAGGATCTGAAGAATTTTGAGCTTTACAGTCAGAGTAAAGTGTATATTGATAAAGTAAATAAATTATTAATTCAGCGTGAAAAACATGAAGTTATAAATCACCATAAACAGGGACTAAATCCAGATAATTTGTTGGAAATACAGTGGCAGCGTTGCCAAGATGAAGAATCGCGTCGAAATGAGGATTTGTTGCAAATGAAAGTTGCAATGGAGTATCAGGGATCGGTGTATAGTATAAAGTGTCCAACATGTAGAGAGACAGGTGATGTAATGCTACCAAAGCATGTGATTCATGGATGCAGTGGCAAGGTGCCTGAGAATTATAATGGAGATAAAACTGTATGTGTGGTGTGTATGGAAAAGTGGGCAGATGTATTCTTTGCACACTGTGGTCATAATGTGATGTGCCAAGGATGCGTGGAACACATGTCCGCGCAAGAGGAGCAGAAAATGGAGCAGTAACTGCACATAAACAAATTATTCTACGAAATGACTTTTACAAACTTTTGATTTATTAATTATAGATAATAACCTAAATATTATTAACGAATATAAATTAAACAATGATAGTAGTTTTATCTATACTTCGCATAGTTTCATTTTTTTGGAGTTTATTTCCAATTATGTTTATTTTTTATTCTCCACAAATCTTAATTTGGTTTTTATTTTCGTTAGAAGAAGATATATTGCGAGGAATTTTAGTATGTAGTTTAAGTCAGTTATCCATTGAATATAATCGCAGGTCAACAGATCCTGCATTTAATAACCAGGATGCATGTATCACAAAACATATATTGAGTGCAATGACAACTATGTTTATTGGCATTTTATATAATATTTATGCCATTATGACAGAAAATGATGGTACAAGTTTTCCATTAGTATGTTTAATTGATATTTGTTTAATGACTATAAGATTATTATACTAAATCGTGATATAATAGTAACTAATTTTTAGTTACTATATTTTAAATAATTAGATCACATATTCTTCTCTAGCAATACGGCGCTCATTGCGAGGATCAGCATATCTTACACATCCATCTCCTGATTCTTTACAGACTGATGGAACTCTATAACACCACTTGGCAAATGCATTTTGGTCATTAGGAATAGTGGTTGATGGCATTTGATAGAATGATCTCTTAGACCCCTCCTGTTCATATAAATCAGATGAGTTTCTATACATATTACCATAATACTCCTTATCTACATCCTTTTTGACTCTCTCCCATGCCTCCGGTTGCATCTCCAAACGCTCAGGTAATGTACTTTCATCTCCCTCATAGTCAGATGGGAGGTGATTCATAAGTGGATTTTGATAAGTTGGTCTGCGGCGTCGGGGAGGAGGGGATGAGGAGGCATTTTCATAAGTTCTTTGAGTTGAGAACATACTATGCCCTGCTCTGAATTTTCTCCTGATAAACCATACCAAAATCATACTTAATGCACCAATTAGAGGAATATACATCCAAACATCACTATCCGAAAGAAGGAAAAGGAGTACGAAGAGATATATGCAAAAGCGAGTAATTGCATTTAGTCTCTCGGTAAAATTCATTTTGGAACTTGGGATAAATTTCTTGAAGGCATCTCCATTGAAACCATCAAATAGAACATCTGGGTTTTCAAACCAAAAAGATTCTGGCATATCTTACTTTACTAGATATTTATGCGATTGCCACCGCAATCGTAAATTCGCCCCCCGTTATAGTTAATCAATATGTCTGCATCCGCCCCTAATACACCTCAAAATCGTATATATTTTCGCTCAGATGATACACCAAGCAAACGTTTACTTTCTATTCTTAAACAAGGAGAATGCCTAGTTTTTTTCGAGTTAATTGATTGTGTAAATAGAAAACCTCCTAAAATGTTACAATTTTACCCCTCCATGTTTATTGTTGGTATGTCTGAATTACTAACTGGTGCGAAAGCATTTGAATATGCACAGACATTATCGAGTCATAAGCAAATGAACGATAAAACTGCAAAAACCATGAAAGCAGCATATGAAGCTAAATTAATGGAAACTCGATTGAAGTTTTCAACAAAAGAGGATGGTCTACTTGGGTATTCTGGAAGGGAGATGGGTAGCTTTTCTGATAGTTATACATTAGTTGCAAATGATGGTCATTTGCCTCAAAATTATCAGGCTCATGGAGAAAAAGAAGGAGATAATGCAATTATTACTCCAGAAATATCTAATAAAATGAATAAAGATGAACAAGTCCAACGTATTAAAATAATTGAAACTGAGCGAAGTAAACAAGATGGATATTTTAACAACATGTGGCAAACAAATATGCAGTTAAAACTTAATCAATATAATGCGACAACAAATCAACAACTCGTTCAATCACAAGGTTTAATTACGAGACAATAACTATAGTTAGTAATGAGTTTCATCAAAAATGAAAAAACTGTCATCGGGAAAAAGGTTGCTATAGTTCAAAAACTTATTCTTGAACGAGAAAAAGATTTTGAGGTATATTTCAAAAAGTTAGTATATGGATTAGGCGCCATTTATCCTGAGAAAAAGTATGGGATTTGTGAAATTGTAAAACTTGTACAAAATGATCAAATGCCAATTTCAGGTGTTAGAAGTTGGTATGCAGATAATCTTGTAGACCAAACTGATAAGATTTTAGATATGACACCTAAAACAAATCTAGAATGTGATCATGAAATGATCTGTGTTTTGCCAGGAATTACAATTAAGACATTTATGTTAAGAAAAAGTAATACCGATTCTGATAAAATGAAAGATCGTAATCGCGAGGCAACTCCTATTATTATTGAATGCTTGCCTCGTCTATTAATGTGGTCACAAATGTTAGAAAGGATTAAATTTAGTCGTCAAGATCTTGTAACATTAGATCATATTGTAGCCGAATCATATTCTATGGAAAAGAATTGGCATAATAAAACTGAACATGTGCATCGTGAGTTAAGCACAACGACCCTAAATCAAAATTCAATGAATGTTCAATTTGGTAGACAACAACGAAGTCTATTTAATGATGGCCCTATTATTTCCCCAATGTTATGTACCGGTATTAAATTTTTTGTTAATAGCAGTGGTCTTGGCAATACTATTTTAGAAATGGAACAATTCAATACAATGATTTCTAAAGCAACTGATGAAAAGATTGCTGCTGAATCTGAGAATTTAAGAAATTTCCTAAATGCAGTTGGAATTAAGAAATATGTCACTGCTGGCGGAGTTCGATCAGATATTGCAATTCGCAGTTCTCTTACAGTTAAATATGAAGCCCCTGATATGCAACATTTAACAGAAGAAAAAGAAAAACCAGGTAGAGTTATTTCAAGTATTACTCGCAAAATTCCAATTGTTCGATTTAATCCAACTCCTGATGAAATGAAGCATTATATTAGTCACCCTGGTTGCAAAACCGGCAAGAATGCAGCAGGAGATAATGTGATTGTACTTACTGTATCTGGTCAAGAAGAACTTGAGCGAGAACTTGCACTTGGAGGAAGATCGTGGGCAACTAGACAAATAATCATCCCTATTATTTCCTATACAACCACTGCACCAGAAGAACTTACTGATGAAGCAGTTGATAATCTAGAAGCAAATGGAAGAGATACTATTAGTACATGGAAAATTATTGATGAAAGCAAATTAACAAAAGAAATTGAGGCAAGCGATATTGCAAGTGAAGTAATGATCCGAGTAATGCATACTGTCCGAGAATTACCAAATGATATGGCACCGATCGATAGATTGCTTAAAACCTTTAATGCTCTTGGTGCTGAATTCAAAGAAATTCCTCGTTACAGCAATTTCAGCATTCGTGATGTATTTATTACTATCATGGCATATGCTAAGAATGAACCAATTGTTCTTGCTAATCCAAAACTAGCTGCTGCAGTAGATCGCATTCAAGAATATGCAGCTAATCTTGCATCAAGTTCTACTGTTATTGTTCCAAGTACTGAAGGACAGGTTGCCGTAAAATATGATGGTTCTGATCTTAAGGAGACAAGAGAAATTGTGCTAATGCTATTTGATGCAAGTGGTAATAGTGAACAAAAACATATTGATCTTGTTGATAGATGTATTAAATGTTATGTAAATTTCAAAAATGATGAGTTTGATATGAAAGAACTGACGAGTATCGTGGATATTGGTGGCGCAGATGATTTCTTTAATACAGATATTGCAGCAGAAATGATTGTAAATTCTGGATATATCGCAAGTAATTAAAAATATTGTATTCAATAATTTATTATTGAATATTCAGCTTACGTATAGCTGTATCATTTCAGTTATATTATTAAAATTCTGTATTAATACGTCTAAACTGTTCTGTATAAATTCATAGATCCATATAAGCATGAGTCGAGTTATTGTTGATATCCCTAACCTCCGTAAGGTAAAAATCGAAAAGAATCTTGTTTCTCTATTACTGGCACATCGAAACAATCAACCAGTCATTGTACTCGTATCAATGAATAATTGTGTACCATGTACTCAAATGAAGCCACAATTCATTGATTATGCGAAAAGAACTATTGGTAAAGTATTCTGCATATATGTTTGTATTGACGATTTCGATAATAAAATGGATCTTATTCGTCAAGTTGATAACAAGTTTCCTAGTTTCATAATTACCTTTAGAGGCCATTCAGCAATTATTAAAGGAAGTTTGGAGAAGATGGAAGAAGCTGTTACTAATATGTTAAATGATCCATTACTCCGCATTCCAGCCGCACAATCATCATCTCAATCATCACAACTACCAAACCAATCATCTCAGGTAGTATGTGTTGATGGTGTTTGTTCGCTACCAAGTAAAAACACAACGAATAATACAATGGTGCAAAATTCTGAATATGAGCCCAATAAGAATATTAACAAACATTCTGACAAAAAAAACAAACATATTAGTAGAAAAAGTAAACATTCTCACAAAAAGAACAAACATTCAGACAATACTAATAAACATTCAAATAAAAAGAAACATCATCATGGATCAGTTATTAATAAAAATCATAAGTTATCCACTCTAGTTACTAGTGATACTGAGGAAACATCGAGTGATAATAAATTATATAATAAAAATTCTGATGAAGACTCTGATTCAAATGATGATTTATCGGATGATAATTTATCGAGCGATTCAAGTATCAGTAGTATTGACACTGCCGAATTTATGAAGAAATTAAAGAGTCAAACTACAACTGTATCTGAACTTGTACCACCAGCAATCCCTCTTGAATATCAATCGCGTCTCAATACTATTAATCATATGCGTCAAAACATTGCATTTTGGAGAAATCAACCTAATCAAAATTCAGAAACATTGGCTACCTTGGCACAACAACAGAATTATTTACAAGCATGTGAAAATAAATTACAAGTTGATATGGGAAAGGATGAGCGTACTAGAATGATTATGGAAATGCAAGCAAAACAAAATGCAGTTATTCAAGAAGAACAAAAGAGGAATGCAATGATTCAGCAACAACAAGCCTTAATGAATGGTATGTTTATGCAAAATCCAGCATACATGCAGCAGGCAGCTCAAAATGGGCAATATAATCCTGCAATGGCACTTGGGCAGCAACCTAATAATATGCAGAGACCTCCTCAAATGATGCCTATGAATCAACAACCTAATAATATGCAGAGACCACCTCAAATGATGAATCAACAACCTAATAATATGCAGAGACCTCCTCAAATGATGAATCAACAACCTAATAATATGCAGAGACCTCCTCAAATGATGAATAACATAAGCCAGCAAAATACTTTCCAACAGTCTCAAATGATGCCAAATCAGCAACAAATGAGTACAAGAATTGCCCCCCAACAGATGGAAAATAATAGACAAATGGCTCCTCAACAATCCTCATATCAAGAAACTCGTCGCCAGCCTCCTCCAAGACAAATGAGGAATTAAGAGATATTAAAAATTGATATGAACTTATAGGCTTAAACATTTATTAAGATATTATAATATCCTAATAATCTAAAATGACATCCATGCTATCGAATGTATTGAGTTGGTTTTACACTAATTCAACTCAAGAGATTGGTGATACTGGTGCCGAAATCACCCCATCATTGCGCGCAATGATCCTCAGAGATCCTATTACTAATGAGATTACTCGCCTTGGTGCACGTATTCCTACTCGCGGTACACCTAAATCAATTGGTCTTGATCTCTATACTCCAGCTGCATTTACCATTCCTGCAAATAACAAAATCACTGTTCCGCTTGGAATTGTTATTGCTATTCCTGAAGGATATTATGGCCGCATTGCTCCTAAATCAGGAGTCTGTCATAAAACTACAACGATTACCAGTGCAGGAGTAATTGATGAAGATTACCGAAAGGAAGTCGGGTTGATTATGATTAATTATGGCAATGCTCCAGTTACATTTGAGGCTGGAACATCTGTATGTCAGTTAATCATGGAAAGAGCTGACATTATCGATGTATGCGAAGTTCAATCTCTTGACGAGGATACTGAACGTAAAGGTGGATTTGGTTCTACTGGCGCAGGCATTGGTTCTGGATCCCTAGATGCTGCAGTGCGTGAAGAAGTAGCAAAAGATGCTGAATTGCTTGAGGAAATCACAAAGAAATGTGAGGAAAATAATAAAAATGGCGGCAGACTTATGTTACCATCTGAGGAGTATTATAACGCTAAAATGGCAAGAAATAACAAGCCAACCTTGTAAATAACATGAAATCATATTAAAATACTTAATTTTAATATAATTATTCTATTAAAATATACTTAAAAAGTGATAAATATTGAATGCATTAGTTAAACTCAAAGGCTATATTATCTTAATAACAAGCCTAAATAATCATGACACAAATTAGAAATTCTGGAAAACTAAATGCGGAGATCCTCCAATTACAACAGGATCAAAAGGCTGAACATGAGAAGATTGCACTTTTCGAATCTAATATTAAGCCAAATGTTATTTGGAAACTTGCATTAAATGCTACACATTATACTAATCATGAAATCTGGGGAACCGAATTGAAAGTATCCCTAAATGGTAGAATAGCGGATCGCCCTGTAGATGAAATTATTCCATCTATTATTAAACATGTAATTATGTCAAAAATAGTAACATATGGTATTGGATATGGTCAAATTAGTATTGCAGAAAATACTAGTTGTTTTGACGAACATTACATTCATAGAAGAATGTGTCAATTACCAGTACCAGGTATTGTACCAGATATTATGGTACTTGATCCAACTTATCAACCTTATGTAAAAGGAGATTGTGGTACACTTGCAGCTGATAGAATCTATCCTCGTCATCCAAATGATAAAAAAGAAATTAGATTATCCTTAAATGTAGAACATACTGAAGATAGTATGAGAGATGTTACGACGAATGATCTTAAATGTTATTTGAACGATAAGGAAGTAAAGCTTTATGATCCTAAATATCCAATCCTCTTACTTAAATTGCGAAAGAATGAAAAAATTTCAATGCAAATGATGCCAGCTCTTGGTTTTGGAGATTTACAAAATTGTTGGAATCCAGTATCTAATGCTTTTGTGGGCAGTAAAATAGATGAAGTGGTTCAGAAGAAGGCTGGCGATATTGATATTATTAATAAGGATGGATTTACAACCTTAACATTACGCTCACTTGGACAAATTTCAGAAAAAGAACTAATTATTCGAGCATGTAAATTAGTAAATATTCGAATGAGGAGAAATATTAGAATGTTGTCCTCTATGATTGATGCTTATAGTTCAAGTATAGTATTGGATTTCACATTTGATAATGAAGGGCCGGAATTAGGAGAGTTACTTACTTACTTGCTTTCATTAGATACTAAAAATGTTGTACATCAGAGTTATCTCCAAGAACATCCCCAAATCCAAAAGATCAAATTACATATTAAAACAGCTGGAAAAAATCCTGTAAGGATTCTAACTGAAACTATGGCCACTATTAGAGATATTTATGGCGATATTGGAGAACAGGCTAGAAATATCCCTGATAAGGCTAAGAAAATTACAATCGATCTTAACCATGTCTTGAGAGCTTAAACATTATTTTACTAAATTAATCTATTAATTTTAGTTATTTACAAAAATAACTAAATAACATATATAGTAACTATGTCAGTTTTAACAAAATTTCCATTTTTTCCAAATTCTCTTGTAATTAAAGATATAAATGGAGATTTTACTGCCAATATTATTACAGCCACATTAAATGGAAAAGCTACAACTGCAGAATCATCGATTCATTCAGTTAATGCAGATACTGCAATTAACTCAATAAGTGCACTAGGATTATTAGTTCAGGAAACACCTACAACTCCTGCATTTATTATAACAAGTAATGATGTTTATAATGATCATCTTATAATAAATGCAGCAACAACTACCAATGTACCAGATAGTCTTGTACTAAGAGATAGCAATGGTGATCTCAATGCAACAAGTGCAGATAATGCCATTCATTCAATAAATGCAGATAATGCCATTCATTCAATAAATGCAGATAATGCCATTCATTCAATAAATGCAGATAATGCCATTCATTCAATAAATGCAGATAATGCCATTCATTCAATAAATGCAGATAATGCCATTCAT